CGCCCTGTCGATCGGGTCTGGGTGGTGTTCCGCCTCTCGGGCGGCCTGTTCGTTCTGGTCCATGTGGTCTCGTCTTCTGGTTGGTCGGATGTGACGACGCGCCCGGCCGGGCGCGTCTGGGGTACATCTTGCCGCGGGTCAGGCCTTAGACTCGCCTTCATTCCCGGCATACTTGGCCTGCTGCTCGCGGGCAGCGTCTGCCCAAGCCTTGGGGTCAATCACACCGGGCACAATGAGCACACCGCCTGCGCCGCCCTCAAGCTCCACCTTGTGGTTCTCGCGGTACTTCTCGGGGCGGGCGCCCTTAAGCACAAGCGCCATCAGAGCATCGCTGTACTTGCGGACCGTGAGCTGACGCTGCTCGCCCGTGATCGGGTCAACGACCGTGGTCGGCATGCCCTGGTAGATGACCGGCTCGTCGTAGCCGTCCACGGCACGGCGGATGGCCTCCGCTTCAATCCGGTCCGCCGCCTCCTCTACCGCGATGTCGTAGAGCATGGAGAACCACTCCGAGGTCTCCCGCCAGTGGTAGACCGCGTCGCGGGACACGCCAGCCGCGCGGCAGCCCTCGAGTACGATGCCGCGGTGGGCGAAGGCGCGCAGAAAGAGGCGGCGGCGTTCCAGGCTCATGCGGTCCTGGGCCGTCAGCCCCTCGAGCTCCCACTCTACAAGCTCCAGCTCGGAGACCGGGCCGCGCTCGTACAAGAAGCGGCGCTCGTCCTCCGTCATGTTCTTGGTGGTCATCACGACCTCCTTCCGTTTGATGGTGTACTGTCTGCGATGGTACCGTCCCAGGTCGGGAGTGTAAGCCAGCGACGATGGCGGGTCGGACCCCTCGGTTCCTCGTGCGCGAAGGCTACTGGACCGGTCCGCGGCGCAAATTTGAGCGTGAGGGGCCTCGCCCAGCTGGGCCCTAGGCGCAAATTTGAGCGCGAAGGGCCTCGCCCAGCTGGGTCCTCGGCAGCGCCCGGGTTCGGCCACGGTCGGGCCGGATGAGGGGAATTGCCATCACGGCGTGCCCTCCGAACTGCCCAGGGCGGCCGTGTCGACCGTGTTCCCTCAGTTGCCCTAGATTGCCTACTTTCACTAGGAGAGTTGTTTTATAGGATCAGATAAATCTAAACCTTTATATCTTAGGCCTAGATAAGAAAGTATAATAAAATCATGTACTTAGCTCAGAATCTAAGGCATCTAAGCCATCTGAGCATGACTGCTACGGTCTGGCGCTGTCGGAGTAGGTCATTTTCCTGGTGCAATATCGAGGCCAAGGCTCGTACGGTCCGTTCCGGCTCAGATTCGTGCATAAGTCCTTGATTTGCAAGCCTTATCAGGTCTAGACAGTAGTCTAAGCCTGGCTTTTAATAGGTCCGTTAGGCCCAGACACCAAGTCGCCGCGCCCAGCAAAACAAAAGGGGAAGCCGCCTTGCAGCGACCTCCCCTCATCATCGAGACCGTGGCCGACCTCGGCGTCAATCGAGGGCGTCCTTGGGCCAGTCGACACGGCTGCCAAACTTGACCTCGAGCATGGACCGGCAGTCTGCAAGCGAAGGCACCTTGGTCGCGGACGCACGGCCCATACGATCGACCTTGACCGCGTAGTCCGTATCGTCCGGCTTGACCTGGGTGTTCTCCAGCCTGCCGCCGACGAGCTTGTTGAGGCGCATGCCGAAGGACACTGGGTCGGCCGGCCGGTACACGCGCTGGTCCTTCGCGAAGTCCGCGTAGTCCGCCCGCAGGTGCTCCTTGATGACGACGACCGCGCCTTCATGCCAATCGCCCCGCGCGTTCGGCAGCATCCCGTCAAGGAGCTTGTTGTACCACCACCGCTCGACGTCGTCCATGGTCATGACCTTCTGCTCGACGAGCGCCTTGGTCGCTGGCACCTCGTCGCGCGGCGCCCATCCCTCAATGTCCCGCAGCAGCAGGTCATGCAGCATGGCCTCAATGCCGCCCTGCCCATACAGCTGGTGGTTCAGCGACTTGAAGAAGGCCTTATCGCCGCGCCGCTTGCTGTTGACTTGGAACACCGCGAAGCGCCGCTCGCCGTCCAGGCCGGCAGGCACGACCCAGTCACCGTTGGCTGCCATGATGATGTGCACGTGGTTCTTGCCCATCACAGCGTCACGGCCCTTGCCTTCATACGCAATAGTCGGCTCGGTTACAAGCTGCTTGAGCTTTGCCTCACCCGCCTTGTCACCGGCCCAGAAGGCCTCGTCGGCAAACAGGCAGATGCAGTTCTGCAGGTGGGAGTTGAACCGGCCGACCAGGTGCTCCGGCGAGCTGATGTGCAGGCCGTGCGACCCTGCGAGCATAGCAGCGGCACGGCCGAGCGTGCCCTTGCCAGTCCCCTTCTCGCCCTTGAAGCAGAGCGCCACCTCGGCGGCACGGCTCGGGTGTTGCACCATGTAGGCGAGCCAGTCAAGGACGTACTCATAGTGAGCCTCGACACCGTCCACCAGCACCTCACGGATGAGGGTCTGCAGCATCGACCAATTGCCCTTGTTCGGCTGCACGGCCCAGCCGCGCCACAGGTTGAGCCAGCCCTCGTGGTTGCGCTCAGGGTCAAAGATGACGCCCTTGTACTGCCGGCGGTGCGGGTTCCTAATCCAGTAGGAGGAGCGTGTCACGAGCTTGTCGTGCACCTCGACCAGCTGGTTGCAGTAGAGGTTCTCAAAGTCCTCCTTGGTGCTGCGCTGGAAGAACGGGCGGCCCAGGACCGGGTCCATCTCCTCGGTGAAGATGCGGAACTTGCCGCCCTCCATCACCACGCAGTGCTGCTCGTTCATCTCCTCCATCACAGCCTGGACGCCCTCTGCCTTCGGCTCGGACCTCAGGACCGCATCGTCCACGCCCTGGCCGTGCTCGGAGGGGTCCTCCCAGATGTCGAAGTCATCCTCGGGGTCAGGGCGTACCACCTCGCCGCCCGCCTCCTGCACGACCTTGTGCAGGAACTTGACGGTGACGGGGCGACCGCCACGACCTGATGTCGCATGCAGCGAGTCCCACCGGCGGCCGATGATCCATGCGTCGTCCTGGTACTTCGCGTCCTGCGTGGACCACTCGATGAACTCCTGCCGGCCTTCGCCGTTAGTGGCATGGTGGCAGGCCATCATCAGGTCGCGCCACGTATCGTGGTCCTGAAAGTCCTCAGCGTCCAGTTGCTCAAGTGTCGCGGCCAGCATCTCAGGCGTGAGCTCGCCGAGGCCCGCAGCCTCACCGTGCGCACGGGTAGGCCGGCGGCAGAGGCGCAAAAGGACGGCCGGCATCTCAGGCATATCAGAGAGGGGCGGCGCGAGGTCGTCCCATTCATAATGCCTGCCGTTCGGGTGGACAGAGCCTGCGGCCACGACCTGACGGCCGAGCGACTTGAACTCCACGCCCGCGTAGGCCTCGAGCGTGTCGAGCAGGGACACGTCGGCCGGCTTGGTGAACCAGTAGTGGTGCCCTCCGGAGCCAGTCACCGTATGGGGAGCGAGGCTCAGGTCCAGCCCCGCATCGGCGACGAGCTCGGCCAGGGAGTCGCGGCCCTCGGGGAAGTTGCGGGGGTCGACGTCAAGCACCATGATCGATGCCGGCAGGCGCACGCCCACGTTGACGCCTTCCTTCTCGGCGATATGCAGCACGCCCTGCGAGTCATACTCGCGAGCCTGCCATGCTCCGTCCCTTGGTGTCTTGCCCCGGTCGCGGCCTTTGCTGTCCACTGCATTCCACACGTGCAAAGGGATCAACTGCAGGCCAGCTTCTATATACGTGCGCATGTCCGCTGTGCGCACGCGCTTCATCTTTTTGTCTGTGTTCGTCACGCGGTCACCTCCGCGCCGGGTTGCTGGCGGTCTCGGCTGCCTGCCTCCTCGATGAGTGCGCGGGCGGCGTCTGCCTCCGTCACCTTCTCAGGCTCGTCGCTGCCGCGGCGGAGCTCTTCCAGCTTCCCGCGGATGAGCTCGCGGTGCCGGTCGGAGAGTCGCAGCGACATCTGCTGGCTTAGTGCCATAGTGTGCTCCTTAGGGTTGTCGGTTGGGCCTGGGTGGGCCGGGACGATCATCTTGCCCGGACGTAGTGCAATGCGGAACCGTCGGTCGCTCCGTCTAGGCCTTCGGAGGTCCAGATGCCCTAGACCATCGTCTCCCTAACGTCGGTCCGCGGTGCGTGGCCCTGGCGTTACGATGACCATCCCTAAACCGCTCAACCAAGGAGAGCATGATGGACATCAACGAGTACATGACGAAGAGCCTGGAACTCCAGGAACGCACTGCCACCGCTTTGGAGGCCCTGGTCAAGGCTGGCTTCCAGCAAGTCAACGTGGCCCACCACAGCTGCGGCAAGACGACCGGCGGCGCGCAGGTCAAGCACCCCGAGACCGAGGTGAAGGACACGCCGACCGAGAAGACGAACACGTTGGCGCAGGACAAGCCGGCCGAGACCAAGGTCGAGAAGAAGGAAGAGACCAAGGTCGAGAAGAAGGAAGAGACCAAGGTCGAGAAGAAGGAAGAGACCAAGGTCGAGAAGAAGGAAGAGCCCGCAGCTGACAAGCCGGCCGAGACCAAGGCCAAGAAGGTGACGGCCGATGACGCCCGCAAGGCACTGAAGGCCTACGCTGCGATCGAGGGCAATGACGCTGCCATGGAATTGCTGACGAGCCTGGGTGCTGGCTCCGTCTCAGCCCTGGCCGAGCAGGGCGACGACAAGCTGGCTGAGCTCGTGGCGAAGTGCGGGGGCTAACCGAGATGAGCGACCAACCCAACATGAAGATGCCCAAGGACTCCGCGCAGGTGGTGTTCTGGTTCAAGGGGCTGCCGCAGCCGACAGCCTTCCTGACCACCCGTGAGGAGGCCGACAAGCTGGTTGCGGCCTTCCGCGCGGAGGAGCCCCATCTCAGCTTCCTGTCGTACCCCGACGGGCGCGGCGTACGCTCCGAGAGCACGTTCCTGCGCTACGAGCTCCGCGGCGTGACCATCGAGTACCCTACCATCCAGCTCGTAGGGGGTGCCTGACATGCCTAGCGCCCACGCAGTACGGAACGCGTCGGGGGCAAAGCGCTGGATGAACTGCCCGGGCTCCATCAACATGGAGCACGGGCGGCCGAACAACTCCTCCGACGCGGCTCGCCTTGGTACGGCGGCGCACGCGCTCGGTGAGGCCTGCCTGCTAGACGGCAGCGAGGCCTGGGAGTGGCTCGGCGGGTACGTCCGGCTCGACCCCAACGAGCAGGCCGAGGTCTACCGGCCCAAGCAGCCCTACATGGGCGAGGACGAGGGCGACAAGACAGTCCTGGTCCCTGTCCACGCGTCGGAGGACGGCCTGCCGCCATCCGGCCATGAGGACTTCCCAATTGACGCCGACATGGCGGACGCCGTCCAGGTCTACCTCGATGCCGTGCGCGAGGAGATGCTGCGGCTGGGCGAGCACGCCGAGCTGCAGGTCGAGAAGCGGTTCAGCCTGTCATGGCTCGTGGGCTATGACTACGACGAGGCCGAGGAGGCCAAGGCACTCGAGGCGGGCGACTTCTACGTCTCCCCGTCCGGCATTCGCCGCGACGACTTCGGGGACCTGGTCCACGCCAACGGCAGACCCTGCCATGGCCCGATGTTTGGCACAAACGACGCCTCGGTGGTCCTGCTGTTCGACCATGTCAGCGTCTTCGACTACAAGCACGGCCAGGGCGTTGTCGTTGAGGTGGAGGACAACGAGCAGGAGCTGTACTACGCCCTCTGCTGCGCCAAAGAGTTGGACTGGGCGTTCGATACCCTTGACCTCATCATTGTCCAGCCGCGGGCCCGGCACGCTGATGGCAAGGTGCGCCGCTGGTCCACGACCAAGGCCTACCTGCGGGAGTTCGAGGAGCGCCTGCGCATCGCCGCGCTGGCGACCGAGGCTCCGGATGCTCCTCTCGCCGCCGGCGACTGGTGCAAGTTCTGCAAGGCCGCGGCGGTTTGTCCCCAGCTGCGGGAGGAGGCCTTTAACCAGGCCGGCCTTGACTTCGGGGACGGATTCGAGGAGCCGAGCGTGAGTCTGACAGGACCAGAGGACAGTGACGCCGACCTGGAGCTGCGCATGCGGGCCATCCCGCTGCTCGACAGCTTCATCAAGGCGACCCAGACGGAGGCGCTCCGTCGCCTGCGTGAGACACCCGGCGGCGAGGCCTGCTACGGCAAGCTGGTCCGCAAGAAGGCGAACCGCGCCTTCCGTACCGACCTGACCGAGGAGGTCGACGGCGAGGAGAAGCCCATTGTGGTGTTCGACAAGCTGGTCGAGGCGGGCATCCCACGGGAGATGCTGTTCGAGGAGCCGAAGCCGAAGAGCCCGTCCAAGGTGGAGGCGGTGCGCCCGCCCGAGCTGATGGCGAAGCTCAAGGCCGAGAAGGTGAAGGCCCCGGCGGCCCACATCAAGGCCCTGGTGGCGCAGTATACCTACAAGCCTGAGGGTGGCATCACCGTCGCGCCGCTGAGCGACCCCCGCGAGGCGGTCGACCCGAGCGCGGCGGCTGCCTCCGACTTCGACGCCGTCGACGGCGAGGCCTCCTACGAATAGGGGCGTTCTCGTGACCAGGGTGGGAGCATGATGAGTGCTCCCACCCTTTCTTTTACTAGGAGCATCGCGATGGCGACGATAGAGTATGAGGCGCAGGTGGGAGTCGGCGACGGGAGCGGTCAGCTCTTCGTCTACGGCTCCTATGACGCCGTGAAGCGGGTCCAGGCCCTCATCCTGGAGAACGAGCGGCTGCGCCGACTGCAGCCCTTCAACGGGCTCAGCCCGGCCGAGGTCGAGCGCCTCGCGCTGCTGGCCGAGGAGATGGGTGAGACGATCCAGGTCGTCGGCAAGGTCCTCCGCCATGGCTACGAGTCCCACAACCCGAATGACCCTGAGCGCACGACAAACCGCAAGCTGCTGATGCACGAGCTGGGCGATGTGCGTCACTCGGTCGACCGCATGTGCGACGCGGACGATGTCAGCAAGCAGATCATCGGCGTGCGGGCCCACCTCAAGGGCCGGCGTGTCAAGCAGTACCTCCACCACCAACCCACCAACCAAGGAGAAAGTGAATGAACGAGAAGCCCTTTGAAGAGCGGAGCCAGACCGAGGAGCTCCGCCACGCCATGCAGGAGATGCTGGCGGAAGACAACCCGCAGGTGAAGAACCTCGCCGCAGCCAGCAAGAAGCAGCTCGCCCGTGAGGTCGTGCGCCTGCGCGCCATGGTCAAGGTCATCCAGAACGCCACCCGCAACGTGCGCATTGACGGGCACCGGTTCGGCCACGCGGAAGCCTTCATGCTGATGACTTACCGTGAGGTCGATGGCGACAGCACCCTGCTCGTGTGGAACTCCCGCGATGGTGTGACTCCCTTCGTCATCAACATCGGCGCCAAGAAGTACCAGCACGACATCCCGCTCCAGCAGGGCCCGTTCTTCGACCTGCCGCGCGAGCACGCTGTCACCCACGTGTGGGTCACGCGCACCGACGCCCAGGTGCTCGAGGCGTGGCACCGCACGATGGACAAGGCGGTCGAGATGGGCAAGATCGACCCCGACAAGGCGGCCTCCATGCGCGACGACCTCGGGGTCGCCGAGTCCTGGCACTACCGCATCGGCCTCCGCAACCTGGAGACCGGCCGCTTCACCGACGAGGAGGTCCTCGAGGCTGTCCGCGCACCCACAACCCAAGAAGGAGAGACCCAATGACCGAGCAACGCATACCTGCCATCGTGCTCCGCACCGTGCCCTACGACCGGATGGTCGCCAACCTCTTCAAGCTCATGGGCAGTCGCGAGGCATCCCTGCTGCACGCCGCCGTCGGCATCTCCGGCGAGACCGCGGAGCTGCTCGTGGCCGACTCCATCGAGAACATCGTGGAGGAGCTCGGCGACATGGAGTTCTACATCGAGGCCGGCTACCAGGTGCTGGGCGGTCGCCGCTCGGCGCTCGCGGACGAGCTCGTGCTCGAGGCGGGCGACCCCGCGCAGCACCAGGTGCTCGGCACCGTCACCATCGCCATGTCGTCCACGGCCGGTCGGCTGCTCGACCTCGTCAAGAAGGGCTGGGTCTACAACAAGCCCCTTGACGACAACGCCGAGCGCGCGATCCGCTACGAGCTCATGCGCCTCGAGTGCATGATGGAGCAGCTGCTGGACATGGTCGGCGTCCGTCGGCCGGACGTCCTGCGCACCAACCAGATGAAGCTCGGCAAGCGCTACCCGGAGGGTGTCTACACCGACCGGGCTGCGCAGGACCGCGCTGACAAGCCTTCGGGGGAGTGACCGTGCTCGACTTCATTGTCGTCGGCCTGCCCAGGTCAGGGACCACCTGGGCGGCGAACTGGCTCACCACCGACCGGGCTCACTGCTTCCACGACCCGCTCTACACCGTGCACTACTCGGACTGGGATGAGCGGCTGCCCGCCCGTGCGCCGGGCCGCCTGGTAGGCGCGTCCTGTACCGGGGCCTGGCGCTGGGCAGACTGGCTCAACGCCCACCCGGCCCGCAAGCTGGTGCTGCACCGCGACGTCGGCGAGGTCATCGAGTCCATGCGGGCCCTAGGGCTGCCGCCTGTCTCGCCCGATGACGCGGCGGCGCTCGACCGCGTCATCGGGATGCACGTGCCATTCGGCGACCTGTTCGACCCCTCCGGGGCGCGCGAGGCGTGGGAGCACCTGCTGCCGTCCTTGCCATTCAACGAGGCGCGCCACCGCGAGCTCGTCGACATCGAGATGCAGCCCAAGTTCAGCGGGCTGACGATCGACCCGGCCGTGACGCGCAGGCTCATGGCCGAGCTACGGCGCGCCGCGGAGGGGTGGTGACCACGACGGTCGTCAACCGCCGCAGCGGGGCGCCCTACGACCTCATGGTCGACAGGACGTCCTTCTGGGGCAACCCGTTCCACGTCGGGGTCGACGGCACGCGCCGCGAGGTCATTGCCAAGTACAGGGCGATGGTGCTGTCGCGCCCCGACATGCTCGCCAGGCTGCCGGAGCTGCGCGGCAAGGTACTGGGCTGCTGGTGCAAGCCGAAGCCGTGCCATGCCGACGTTCTCGCAGAGCTGGCGGATTCCGGGGAGTTCGGTGGCTCGCTCCCCGGGCCCGATCCGAGATAATTCAACCCTGCCCGCTGCGGTCCCGGTCTTCCTCCTCGGAGTAAGCTGACTAGGGCCTTCCGGGGCGGACTCCATGTCGACATCGACTACATCGTTCAAACCCGCTATAAGGAGTATCATCCATGGCAACCGACAAGAAAGACGTCCGTAAGGTCACGACCCCCCGCTTCCGCGCCAGCTTCGTCTGGGCGTTCAAGCCGCAGCCCCCGATGGAGGGCGGCACCGGCGAGCCGAAGTACGGCGTCACCATGCTGTTCGACGAGGCGGCCCGCAAGACGCCGCAGTACGAGGCGATGAAGAAGCTGGCGGTGCACGCCGCGAAGGAGAAGTTCGGCGACAAGCTGAAGCCGGACGGCAAGGGCTGGTTCATCGGCCTGCGCAACCCGTTCCGCGACGGCGCCGAGAAGTCCGAGCTGGAAGGCTACGAGGGCATGACCTTCGCCAGCGCCACCAGCAAGATGCAGCCCGGCATCGTTGACCAGACGCTGAACCGCATCATCAGCGAGGACGACTACTACAGCGGCTGCTACTCCCGCGCCACCGTCACGGCCTACGGCTACGACAAGGCGGGGAACAAGGGCGTCGCGTTCGGCCTGCAGAACCTGCAGAAGCTGGGCGACGGCGATCGCTTCTCCGGCCGCACCGCCGCCGAGGACGACTTCGACTCCGTCGACGACTTCGTCGGCGAGGGGGCCACGCAGGGCGAGGCCAGCTTCCTGGACTGACGGGCCGGTCCGGCGAGTCAAAAAGAGGGGCCATGATGGTCCCTCTTTTTTTTTCCGCAGGGCCGCTCCCAGGGCGAAAGTTTCCAGCCATAATGTCATCATGTTCAATCGATTGGAGACTGGCATGGCGGACACGAGCTTCTTCACGCGCGCTGGCAGCCCGATACCGGCGGCCGACATCACGCAGGTCGACGGAGTCCACTGCACCTACCGGTTCCAACGCTGTTGCCACAGGTGCGGCGGGCTTGGCGGCTCCAGCGCCTGGGCTGCCACCGGCTGGACGTGCTACGAGTGCGGCGGCGTGGGCAGGTGGCCGGAGTCGGCTCGCGGTTACACCGCGGAGCGCCTCGCACAGCTCAACGCCATGCTGGAAAAGCGTCGAGCCAAGGTCGAGAAGGCGCGCAGGGCCAAGGCCGAGGCGGAGGAGCAGCGGGTGGCCGGCCTGCGGGATGTCTTCAGGGCCGAGCACCAGGAGGCCATCGCTTGGCTGGAGGCCAACGCCAAGGAGGACGACCAAGGCGAACCAAACTTTGCTGGGTCAGTGTTGCAGGCGTTCTATAAGTGGGGCAGCTTGACGGATGGTCAGCTGCGGGCCGTCGAGGACATCATCGTCAAGGAGCGCGAGCGCCTCGAGCGGGCCAAGCGCAGCCGGCACCTCGGGGCGGTGAAGGACCGCGTCACCGTGACCCTGACGGTCGAGCATGTGCTGGACTGGTCCTATGGGTCCTACCCCACCATCTACCGCTACTGCAACTTGTGCCGCGATGAGCACGGTAATCGCGTGAAGTACGTGGGGTCCAAGGTGCTCGAGGACGGTGCCTACAAGGCGACGATCAAGGAGCTCGGCGAGTACAAGGGCGAGCTCGAGACCACGATCGAGCGCCCGAAGGCCGTGCAGGCATGACGCCGACCGTCCGCATGCGGGATCGCGTCGAGGCGGTCGGCTACCAGTTCCTGCAGGACGCCGCCGGCTGGGCGCTGTACGACCTCGACGACCGGTCGGAGGTTCCCGGCACGCGGGCCAAGATGTACGGGGATTCCATATGGGCCGCGGCGTCCGTGCTCGGCCTAGAACACGAAGAAGGAGAGCAAGATGGAAGCTGAACGTAGGGAGAAGCTGGTCTCCCGGCTCAAGAAGTGCCTCGCGCTGTCGGCCAGCCCGGAGCCGCACGAGGCGGCCGCGGCCCTGCGGCAGGCGCAGAAGCTGATGCGCGAGCTGGACCTCACCGAGGCCGACCTGCTCGGGCTGGAGCTCGCCGACGCGCTCGTCAAGACGAGGGAGGGCTTCGGCGCCTGCCGCACGATGAACTTCCTGACGTCCCTCGTCATGGAGGCCTTCGGCGTCCAGTGCATCTACGAGCGCAACCCGGGCTCAGCCAACCGGCTCAACGTGCGCTACGTCGGCCCGCGCGACCGCGTGCTGCTCGCCGAGTACTCCCACCGAGTGGTCTGGCGGGCCATGCAGGGCGCGTGGGACGACTTCCTGTCGAAGCGGCCGTGGCTGAAGGGCGACGGCGGCAAGCGACAGGCATTCCACCTCGGCTGGCTGGTCGGCGTCCGCGAGAAGGTCGAGGCGATCGTGCCACCCGAGGAGGAGACGGCCGCGGTCAATAGCTGGATCGCCCGGCGCTACGGCGAGCTCGTGCCCGGCAAGGCGGTAAAGCAGAAGCCGGTAAACGCCGCCGCGTTCAACGCGGGCGTCGAGGCCGCCGAGGACTTCTCCCTACACACCCCGGTCGAGGAGCAGCGCCTCGCCATCACCAACCAAGGAGCATGACATGAGTGCCAAGGGCAATAATCCGCGGTACCCACACCGCATGACTTTCTCCGCCAATGCGCTGCAGCTCTTAGCACAGTCGCAGGCGGCACAAGATACTCTTGACCTGATACAGGGGCGGCAGCTCCGTATGTCCCTGCAGGACGCAGGTCCATTCGGCCGCGTGGTCGTCCAACAGTTCCAGGACGAGGTCCTATTCACCATGGAGCACAAGACATGAGCTGGCTCAAGACCATCCTGTGGGTGCTGATGACGGGGGGCGTGAAGTCCCCTCTTCGCGTGCTGCAAGAGGGCGAGCACTACGTCGTCGTGCGGCGCGGCGGTAGGCTGCACGTCGAGCGCCCGGCCGATCCAGTCAAGGAGCCCGAGGCCACTCCTATGCGGTTCGACCGCGGCCGGCGCGTGGTGGCTCTTGACACTGCCGGCTTCCACCGTGGTGCCAGGGGCTCCGTGTCGTTCCAGGAGCCGGGCCCCGGCGGACGTGTGTGGGTGCTGCGCGACGGCGCCGGGTACGAGGTCTTCTACTACCCGCACGAGCTGGCGGCGGACACGGAGGCAGAGGAATGATGGCTGTCCAGAGAATCTTCCTCGTCATCGGCGGGCCGCACGACGGCATGGCGTTCCGGCCGATTGACGGCGTGCCGCGCGAGGGTCAGGTGCTCGAGCTCGAGGGCCATGACTACGCCGTCCGGCGGGTGCCGCGCACGCGGGACAACCTGATGATCCCGCGCTACGTGCTCCTGCACGGGTCCATGTCAGGGTGCGACGTCGTCTGGCAGGCCTTCATGGCGACGATGCGGGCCTGGGCGGCGGAGGTGCTGCGGTGAGCCGGTGCAGGGAGCACGGGGTCACGCAGCCCTGCCCGCTGTGTGCCAAGGGAGCCTGGCCCCTCAGAGACCTCAACGCCGTGGCCGACTTCGCCGGCAACCCGGTAGACCGGCCGGACGGCCTCGTCCCTGGCAGGCGCTACGTCCGGCTGTCCGAGGTGGTGCGCTCGATAGGCCGGCGCTGGACGGAGCTCGAGCGGGTGAAGTTGACCGCGCTGGCACCGATCTATGCCACAAAGAACGCGCTGGTGAGGGAGGCGCGCATCGGGGCCATTGACGTCGGCCGCCTCGAGAAGGCCGCTCGGCAGGTCGCCAAGGGCATGGAGTCCGACCCGGACCCGGTAGTCAAGCACTACATGCGCGCCATCATAGACGAGGAGTCCCCGTGGTAAGACGGCGGCTTACCTGGCTGCCCGGCCCGGTCATAATGCTCTCCAAGTATACGAATTGGAGAGCACCAATGCAGCCTAATGTGCTGGACCTTGTTGCACCACTACTGGAGAGTGGTGTACATGACCTGACTGAGATGACGGAGCGACTGGCTCCGCAACTCGGCTACACCCCTCGCCGTGCCACACTGGCTAATTATCGCTCCTTGTTCCGTAGATTCGGCAAGGCATGGCGTGAAGAATTGCGTGAAGCAAATAAACAATGGGGACGTGATAATCGCGAGGCTCATACTGAAGCTTCCCGCAAGTGGGCCGAATCCTACCCAGCTCGAGCCCTGCTTGGGCAGGCAAAACAGAGGGCCAAGCAGCGCGGCTTGGCTTGTGAGTTGACGGAGGAGTATGTAGCAAGCTTGCTGCAACCGTGGCTCTGCTCAGTAACTGGAATACCTCTATCTATTGAGCGCAGTGGCTGCGAGTCCCTGAAAAACCCGTGGGCGCCGTCATTAGATCGTATAGATCGACAGCAAGGCTATGTAGAGGGCAATGTACGCGTGACCTGCTGGCTATTCAATCACATGCGTGGCGACTATTCAGACGAAAGTGTGTTGCTGGTTGCGCGGGCTCTTGTGGAGGCCAGTATATGAGCGAACCTGCTTTGGTTGAGTCTCCTATTGCTCGCGCAGTCAAGGAGATAACCTATGACAACCCCATCAAAGCCACTATTGACTTTGAAACTCGTTCTGCATGCTCCATAAAGGATTGTGGCTCATGGCGTTATTCACTTGATCCTACGACGCAGGTCATGTGCATGGCCTTCAGGCTACCGCATTGGGAGGAGGGCAGGACTGCCCTGTGGCATCCTGCCTTCCCGCACCTTGGTGTCGAGGAGGCAGATTGTCCAGAGCTGGAAGAACTCTTTGCATGGATTGCAGAGGGTAAATTAGTCGAGGCCCACAATAGCTGGTTTGAGCGCGGCATCTGGACCAATATCTGCGTGCCCAAGCTTGGCTGGCCCGAGGTCGGCCACGGGCAGTGGCGGTGCTCCGCAGCCAAGGCGGCGGCGTACTCACTGCCGCGCTCCCTCGACGGCTGCACAGCGGCCCTGCGCCTCCGCGTCAAGAAGGACATGGAGGGCTCCAAGGTCATGAAGAAGATGGCAAAGCCGCGCAAGCCGCGGGTCGCTGAGGTAAAGCAGTGGGTTCAGGCGCACTCCGGCGTCGGGGTGCCGATTAAGCAGCTGATCGTGCAGACCGTGGCCACCGACTCTGGCTGGGCCGCCCACGTCACGTGGGACGGTGGCGAGCGCGAGTTCCAGCTGCCCATGTACTGGCACGAGTCGGTCGAGATGCTCGAGCGGCTGTGGGCCTACTGCCGCGTGGACGTGCTCGCCGAGGAGGCCGTGTCGCACCGCCTGCGCGACCTGTCCCACACCGAGACCAAGATGTACCTGATGGACCAGGCGATCAACGAGCGTGGGTTCCAGCTCGACAGGGAGGGCATTGAGGCAGCGCTGGAGGTCGTGGAGGGCATCTTCTCCGAGCTGAACGCCGAGCTGGTGGCGCTGACCGAGGGCCAGGTGCAAAAGGCGACACAGCGCGCCCGCATGATTCAGTGGTTCAACGAGATGGGCCTGCCGCTCGAGGACACACAGGGAGGCACCATCGACTCGTGGCTAAAGCGCGAGGACCTGGAGGCAGACGTCAGGCGCGGCCTGGAGCTCGTACGGGCGCTCGGCAGGTCGAGCACTGCCAAGTTCGTAGCCGCACAGAATTGGGCTGCCCCGAGCACCTGGAGGGTACACGGCGGACTGCTCTACCACGGTGCAGGCACAGGCCGGTGGTCCGGCTCAGGCGTGCAGCCGCACAACTTCCCCCGTGGCAGCATCAAGGACATGGAGCTGGCATGGGAGGTCATCAAGACCCGCGACGTCCCCTTCATGGAGATGATGTATGGGGACGTCATGACGCTGTTGTCCCACGCCTTGCGCGGGATGATTGTGCCGTCACCCGGTCGGAAGCTGATGGTCGCTGACTATGCGGCGATTGAGGCCCGCGTTGTGCTCTGGTTGGCGGACGATGAGGAGGCCCTGGACGTCTTCCGCCGGAAGGAGTGCATCTACATGGCCATGGCGACCGAGATATACGGTCGCCCCATCACCGACAAGGTGAAGCAGGCCGACGAGCGCCAGATGGGCAAGCAGGCTGTCCTTGGCCTGGGCTACCAGATGGGGGCCAAGAAGTTTCAGGCGACCCTCGCGGAGAAGTGGGGCATCTTCATCGAGCTCGACTTCGCCCAGCAGATTGTCGACACCTACCGGGAGAAGTTCTGGCGGGTCAAGAAGATGTGGTGGGACCAGGAGGCTGCAGCCATCGCGGCGGTCAAGAACCCCGGCCGGACGTTCCGCTGCGGCAAGGTGTACTGGAGGTCGTTCGACGGCTTCCTGCACTGCAAGCTGCCGAGCGGCCGGCTGCTGGGCTACTGCGACCCGCAGGTGCTCAAGAAGAAGACGCCGTGGGGTGAGGAGCGTGACTGCCTCACCTACATGGGCGTCGACCCATACACCAAGAAGTGGCGTCGTCAGGACACCTACGGTGGCATGCTTGTCGAGAACATCACCCAGGCGACTGCCCGTGACCTGATGGCTGACGCCATGCTCCGCTGCCACGAGGACGGTATCTACGACGTCATCTTGTCGGTGCACGACGAACTCATCGCTGAGTGCGACGAGGACAAGGGCAGCGTGGAGGACTTCGAGGCCACCATGGCGCACGTGCCCGAGTGGGCTGCTGGGTGCCCAGTCGCCGCCGAAGGCTGGTCTGGCTACCGCTACAAGAAGTAGGAGAGAAGAGATGCAAGAGAAGAAGGACGCGGGCCGCTGCCCGCACCACGGGCGCCCATGGGAGGGCGGCCGAGAGTACGCCTGCGGGTGCGCGATAGACAAGTGGACGCTGGCCAAGCTCCGCGAGGGGTCGAAGTCGGCCACTGCGCGGCCGCACCCAGGCTACACGGTGGAGGGCGAGGACGATGGATACCACGACTGAGTTCCCGTTCCGCCTCAAAAACTTCCGCCACCAGCAGGATGAGTGGGACCGTCACCGCGACGACGACGCCCGCGCCCTGCTGTGGCAGATGCGGACCGGCAAGACCAAGGCGACGCTTGACCTCGCCTGCTACCGCAGGCAGAAGGGCGACATCCAGGCCGTGTTGGTCATCGCCCCTAATGGCGTCCACGTGAACTGGATTCGCCGGCAGCTGCCGCAGCACATGTGGGAGACCGTCCCGTACATCGCGCACGCCTGGCAGGCGAGCGAGGCCCACAAGCCCGAGCACGCCGCATCGCTCGAGCGGGTCCTGTCGTGCCGCGGCGAGGCGCTGGCCGTGCTCGCCGTCAACTCGGAGTCCATCATCCACGACAAGCCGGCGAAGATCATCGCCCGCTTCCTGCGGCGACACCAGGGCAAGTGCATGCTGGTCGTCGACGAGTCGCACGACTTCCGCTCGCCGGGCTCCAAGCGCACCAAGCGGGCGCGGTCCCTCAAGAAATACTGCAAGGTCCGCCGCATCCTGACGGGGACAGCGGTGTCCAACAGCCCACTGGCAGCGTACAGCCAGTTCGAGCTGCTCGAGAACCACGCCCTCGGCTTCGAGAACTTTGCCGACTTCGAGGGACACTACGCCTACTACGTCCAGGAGCGCACGAAGGGCGGGCGGTCCTACGACCGGCTGGACCACTACCGCAACCTGGACGACCTGCAGGAGAAGATGTCCAGGTGGGCCTCCGTGGTCCTCCGGGAGGACGTCGACGATATGCCTGACCTGGTTATGGACGAGCGCACCGTGACGCTGCCAGAGGCCCAGATGAAGGCCTACCGCACGCTGCTCAAGGAGATGATCCTGGAGCTCGAGGACGGCGGCGAGGTCGAGGCCATCGACGGCGGCGCGCGGCTCGTCAAGCTGCAGCAGATGCTTGGCGGGTTCGTCGTCGACGTGGACGGGCAGGTCAGGGAGCTTCTGTCGGACGAAGAGAACCCGAGGCTGCAGGCCATGCTGGACGAGGTGCGCGGCTCCGACAGCAAGGTCATCGTCTGGTGCAAGTACCGTGAGGACATCCGGCGGGTCGTCCGTGCGCTGACTGCTGAGGGCGTGCGGTGCGTGGAGTACCACGGGGCCGTCCACTCGCAGTCGAAGCGCCAGCAGGCCATCGACGACTTCAACAACGACCCCGGCGTGCGCGTGTTCGTGGGCCAGCCCAAGGCGGGCGGCCAGGGTCTCGACCTGTCGGCAGCTGACCTCATCCTCTGGTACTCGCACACGTTCGACCTGATCGAGCGGGACCAGGCGAACGAGCGCGCCACCCAGATCGGCGGCAAGACCGTCACCATCAAGGACTTTGTCACCCCTGGCACTGTCGACGAGTACATCCTCGCCAACTTGAACGAGAAGCGCTCGGTGTCAGAGTCGCTCGCCGGACGTGGACTTCGCGATCGTCTGCTGGCCCTGTTCAGGACGCAGCTGTGATAGCCCCGGCCGGAGACACGAACGACGGCTCCACGAACTACGCCCCGGCGGTACACTACACCCACTGACGCACGCCGGGCAAGCCGCCCGATCGGGCGGCGACAGTCCCTAAACCCAGACTCTATGAAGGAGAGCACCATGACTGAAGACGTGAAGACCAACGAAGCCGAGCAACCCAAGGAGAAGACCCCTGGCGTGGGCGACGTGGCCAAGGACCTGATCCGCGGCGGCAAGACCAACGAGGAAGTCCTTGCTGCCATCAAGGAGCAGTTCCCGGACGCCAAGACCTCGATGGCCAGCATCAACTGGTACCGCAACAAGCTGCGCGGCGACGGCGAAGAAGTCCCGACGGCTCGCGAGCTGAAGGCTGATGCCAAGGCCGAGCAGAAGGCCGCCAAGGAAGCCGCCAAGGTGGAAGCCAAGGCGAAGAAGGACGCCGAGAAGGCGGAAGCCAAGGCGAAGAAGGACGCCGAGAAGGCCGAGAAGAAGGCAGCCGCCGACAAGGCGAAGGCCGACGCCAAGGCCCAGAAGGAAGCCGAGAAGAAGGCTGCCACTGACAAGGGCGCCGACGGCGAAGGCAAGGGCCAGGACTTCCTCGAGTAAGACCCGAGGGAAGACGATGGTTCACGGGGTAATGCCCCGGGCCTAAGATAGGGGAACATGCTGCAGAGCATGTTCCCCTTCTTCATTCAGGAGCCTACAGACCATGATCCGATTTGCCCGCATCTACTTCGTACGCGGTGACGCGCCGAGCCACACCCGCAGCCGACAGGAGGTCCGAGACCCGCCCTGCTCGGGGCACGGTCACGTGGCCATCCTGGTGGGCGAGAAGCGATCGACCCTGCTGAGCCCCTTCTCGCTGCAGGCTTGGCAGGTCAGCAACTCCTGCGACGAGCTGCGCGGGGCCGTGGACGTCGAGTGCCCACCGGAGAAGCTGGCCTCCTTCATCTACAAGGCTTGGGAGGAGTGCGTCAAGCTTGGGTTCCAACGCGACTTCGGCGTCGCTGCCATGGTGCTGACCGAGCTCGGCCAGCCGGTGCCCAAGTACCTGCCTCCTCCGGTGGATGAGGCAAAGCGGGAGGAGTCCAAGCGTGGCGGCAAGCCAGTAAACGAAGAGGCCCTGCGCCCGTGCAAGCCGACAAGCAAGCGCGGCGAGGTGGCGGCCTTCTTCATGCAGGACGGGCCACAGTCGCTGCACGAGGCGATGGCCCGGCTCGGTCTAACCCGCTCGGGGGTGTTGTCCCACCTGTTCACCCTCAACAAGGACCACGGCGTCGGCTACGAGCTCGTGAGCGACTGCGCCCGACTGATCGTGCCAGAGGGCTTCGACCTGTTCGCGTGGGTTGAGCCCGAGAAGCCCGCGAGGGCGGAGAAGCCAGCACGTGCCAACGAAGACGGCACGCCCTACGAGCCCAAGAAGCGCACCAGCGGCAAGCCCGTGGTGCCCGAGGCGCTCAAGCCAATCCCCGAGCCGGGGAAGAGGGCAACGGTGGCCCGCTTCTTTGTGTCGGGGTTCCACGACCTCGCCGAGGTGTGCGCCAAGCTCGACCTGGACCGCTCCGCCGTGCTGTCCCACCTGTTCACCATCAACAAGGAGAACGGGCTGGGCTACGAGCTGAGCGACGACGGGAAGTGCGCCCGGCTGATCGTACCGGAGGGCCATCAGGTCTTCGGTCCCAAGGTGCCGCGGACCAAGAAGGGCGAGTGATGGCCAAGCTCACAGAGGCCGAGGTCGCGGGCCGAGTGCTCGAGGCCGCCGGCGTGGACTTCACGGTCGACAAGCGCGGGAAGCACTACAAGGTCCGATGGGAGATAGGTGGGCGCAAGTTCACCTACTCCTGCGCCAAGAGCCCGGGTGACTGGCGGGCTAGTGAGAACTGCCGCTGCGCCGTCAAGCGCATGCTGCGGGCGGCAGGGCTTGAAGTCTGACCCGCCCAATGTCTTCCCATAAAGTGGTTGCACTGTGGCCGAGCTCGTGTCACGATATACCTTCCTTAATCAACTGGAGTAAACAGAATGACCGAAGAATTGAACCAACAACCCCGTGAAGCCTTTGCGGCCGCCATTGCAGCACGAATGCTTGTCAAGGTCGCGGAGTTCAACCGCGAGGTGGTTGCCCTGCCTATCCCCGAGACCCCGCAGGTGCTCGGCGAGCAGCGCCTCACCTGGGCAAACGCCGCCCTGCAGGAGGAGCTCAAGGAGTTCAACGACGCTGTGGACGCTGGCGACGTGCTCGAAGCGGCGGACGCCCTTATCGACCTCGTCTACTTTGCGCTCGGCCGCCTCGTTGAGATGGGTGTGCCCGCTGTAGCCGTCATGGACGAGGTGCAGCGCGCGAACATGGATAAGCAGCAGGGCGAGCTCTCCAAGCGTCCCGGCTCCATGGGCCACGATGCCGTGAAGCCTGCCGGCTGGCAGGCACCAGACCACGCGTGGCTGCTGGGCTTCAGCCTAGCAGACGTCCGCGAGCTGGTTGCCCTGCGTGCTGAGCGCGCCGACCGCGAGGCAATGAGCCCCGTGTGGCTGGAGCTGCAGGCGCTGCGCGAGGCCAAGGGCAAGGACTACAACGACGTGCCCGGGGGGCGCGACGCCTACTTCCCCTACGGGCACTTCTCCTATGCCCACATGCTGCAAACCAAGAACCTGCGCATTCAGTCTCTGCTGGCTGCCATGCAGAAGGGTCGCCCCGTCAACTTCGAGGGCCTGTATGACACGGTCAAGGACCTTGTGAACTATGGCACCTACTACGCCGAGGCCATGCGTGACGGCCGCCTGCCGCAGGATTCCCTCGCGATCGCCGGTGGTGAGGCATGATCCCGTTTTTTGACGCCTACGGGGCCATCGTGGCCTGGGTCTTCAGCGGCGAGACCGAGCTCAACGAGCGGACCGGCGTGAGGGTGAAGGTGGGACGCGGCGGCACGGCCTTCCGCGTGGACCTCCGTGACGGCCTGCTGCCAACGGTGGGCTTCCGCAAGACCTTCCCGAAGTCGGCGGCCGCCGAGGTTGCATGGTACCTGCAGGGCACGCAGGACGCCAGCTTCATCCGCAAGTACGCACCGCTGTGGGACAAGTTCGTGGAGCCTATCGAGAAGTGTATTACCCGTGGTGGTGGTCCGCTTGAGTTTGCTACCATCGAAGGCGTCAAGGCTGCCTATGGCTACCGCTGGCGCAACCACTTCGGTCGTGACCAGATTAGGCTTGCGGTCGAGGCCCTGCGCAAGGACCCGAGCGACCGGCGCTGCTATGTCTCCGCCTGGGACCCGGCTGAGGATGGCCTCGGCGCGCTAGGCCAGCGGAACGTCCCGTGCCCGGCGTCCTTCACCTTCAGCGTGCTCGGCGGCGAGCTGCACTCGTCCATCATCCTGCGCAGCTCGGACGTGTTCGTCGGCCTGCCCTACGACGTCATGGGGCACGCCCTGCTAATGGACGCGATGGCCCACGAGCTGCGCCTCCGCCCGGGCGTCATGCACGTGACCCTGGCCCACGCCCACTTGTACGAGTCACACTGGGACCTCACGGCCGAGATGATGAAGCAGGAGCCCGTCGTGCCGGCAATGCAGCTGCCCGGCTGGACCCTGTCACAGATCGAGCGCGCCCCCGACGACTACGTCGTGCGCTACGCCGAGGAGGCCAAGCAGCTGACATGGCCGACCTACAACCCCCGCCCCGAGGTCGTGGAGTGATGAACGAGCAGCCCATCAAGCGGACGCAGGAGGAGTGGGACTCCTTCTTCCTGCGGTTCGCCCGCGACGTCGCGGGCATGTCCAAGGACCCTGACCGCCAGGTCGGGGCCGTGGTCGTGACGCCCGACCGGCGGCAACTGTCCCTCGGCTACAACGGCTTCCCGCCGGACATTGAGGACCTGCCGTCGCTCCTGGCCGACCGCGACTTCAAGCTGGCAAACATGGTGCATGCCGAGGTCAACTGCCTCCGGCAGGCTCCGTTCCCGCTCGAGGGCTGCACCCTGTACGTCACCCGCTTCCCGTGCGACCGCTGCGCCGAGCGGATCGTGGCGGCCGGCATCCGCCGGGTCGTTGCGCCTGCCCCTGACTTCGGCCACGCGCGGTGGGGATCATCCTGGCTGCAGGCCGCCGGCTCGATGGAGTCGGTCGGTCTGGCCATAACCCTCTACAAGGGAGAATGACATGAGACTGCTGCTTGCCAGCTCCGCCGACGGGTATCTTGCCCGTGGCCCCGAGGACGACATGAAGTGGACCGGCCCGATCGACAAGGCCGTCTTCCGCCTGCTCACCCTCTCGAACGCCGATGACGTCCTGCTCGCCGGCTCCCGCACCTTTGACCAGATGCCACCGCTGCCGGGCCGGCGTATGGAGCGCCTGTCCCGCGGGCCGAACGGCATCGACCTGGCGGAGGCTGCCTCTCGGTGGCCTTCGGCCTGGCTGATCGGTGGCCCCGAGGTCTCGGTCGCCGCCCTGCGCCTGGGCCTTGTCACCCGCGCCTTTGTCTGCGTCTCGCAGGCGGAGCTGCGCGAGGGCATACATGCCATGGAGCTCTCCACTCTGCTGCCACACGATGGGCCGGAGTTCACCATCAAGGTCGGTGACGTCAAGGTCATGGTTTTCACGGAGGCGCAGAAGTGGCCCGCGAGGTAAGGCTGTGGGAGTGGCTGCGCGACGGGCTGCGTGGCACGGACGGGTTGCACATGCGACGGGTCGAGAACCTGGTCAGCGAGGGCGACCCGGACGTGGACGGCTGTTGGCAGGGCCGCTACTTCGAGCTCGAGCTGAAGGGCTGCGACCGGCCGGCACGAGACGGCTCCCTCGACTTCGACGTCCGACAGTCGCAGGTGGTATGGCACAGGCGCCGCTGGCGGTGCGGCGGCAACGTGTGGCTCTACGTGCGCGTGGGCAAGGGGCGCGACGTGCGGCGCTACCTGGTGCCGGGTAGCCTCACCGGTCAGGTGAAGGCTGGCGTGACGGAGACAGAACTGGCCCGGCTGTCCGTCTTGCCGCCTGGGCACTCCGCCGCCGAGCTCTTGTCACGGGCGGTGACTACCGCAGATTTGCGTAAAAGCAGCACCCAGCTGGAGAACGATGGCGTCGTGCAATGAGGGAAGGGGGTATACTTGAATCGTGTCGCCGCCAGCTGGCGGAGGCACTAAGTGACTCCCCTAACCTTTAGGAGAAAGCCATGACTGCCAAGACGATCCGCACTATAAAGGATGAGGTTCGCAATCTGTGCCAGCGCAAGCGGGCCCTCACCTACGAGAAGATGGTCGACATCATCAAGGAGCGCCACCCGGAGGCCAACACTTCGGTGAAGACTGTCCAGTGGTACGCCTCGAAGCTGCGCCGCGAGGGTGTTGAGGTCCATGTTATTGACGGCCGCAGCCTCACGAGGCAATCACCCGCCAACGACGACAGCATCGACTATACCCGGCCGGAGAATGACCGTCGTGCCACTGGTACGGAGGGCCGCCGCACCGGCCGCTGACGCAGCCGTATAGCTAGGAGCTATAACAAGAAGGCGAAGAAGCCGGCATTCAGTAGTAGGGGGTCCCAATATGGGCTCGATGGGGATCGGATAGGGCTCGGACGATGTCGTCCGGGCCCTATTCTTTTGTGGCCTCAAAAAAAGTTGCTCGAGGGGGCTCCCAGCGGCCGAGATACCCCCTATAATCATCCCATACCAACAAACATTGGAGCAACGACATGGCCACCATCGCAGACACCATCCGCGCCTCCCTCGCCGAGGGCAAGACCAACGAGCAAGTCCTCGCCGACGTCAAGGCCGCCCATCCGAACGCCAACACCTCAGCAGCCTGCGTGTCCTACTATCGCAGCAAGATGAAGAAGGCGGGGTCGGCCACCGCGAAGCCCGAGCCGAGGGCGATCGCCAAGGCGGTTGCGGCGGCGAGCGGCAACCCATCCTACACCGTCAAGGGCGTCAAGTCCTTCATCAGCAACGAGGGGCACGGCTTCAACGCCACCCTATACCGTGACGGCAAGGCGGTCGCCTTTGTCTACGACGATGCCTCGGGCGGTCCGGTCGCATTCGAGTGGAAGGACACAGCTGCGGGCCTAGTGGACGTCGTCGCTAGGAACTACATGGGCGAGGAGTACAAGACCCGCATGACCCACGAGGAGAAGGCGTACTACGACTTCGTGTCCGCCATGCCCGAGCAGAGCTTTGAGGGCACAGAGCTCGACGTCACGATGGACATCCACGTCTCCGACCTTGTCAACGACGCGCTGCTGCTCAAGGACGTTGCTCGCATGACCAAGAGCGGGGCGGCCTTCATCAAGGCCGACGGCAAGCTCTACACCGCCAAGTGCGAGCCCAACGAAAAGAACATCGCCACCATCAAGGCCAAGCACGTTGGCTGCGTCGTGCTCAACGGCATGAGCGACCTCGCGGTACTCGCCGCCGTCCGCGCCACGGCATGACAACCATCGATTGAAAAAATAATGGAAAATTGGGGCCCGAGGGGGCTCCCAATCCCCACGAACAGTGCATAATGGAACCCATCGACGACACGCAGTGCGCTCGATGCCCGACCCGAACAACCTCTCTAGGAGAACCAACATGACCAAACTGACCGAGCAGTCCAACATCACCGACATCGCCGCCGTTTACAATGAGCTCAAGGGCACCAACACCGACGTCAAGACCCTCGCCAAACGAGGCAAGGCCAAGCTGCTGGCCCAAATCGACGTCCTCCTCGAAGCACAAGCCGAGAAGAAGGCGGACGAGCAGCTCGACCGAGTCGAGGAGCCCGCCAAGACCGAGGAGCCTCCGAAGACTGACGGCGTAAACCACCTCGTGCAGCAGATGCTGCAAGCCGCCGACAAGAAGGAGGACGCCGCGCCCGCCAAGCCCCGCACGAAGCGCGAGCCGAAGGCCGTCAAGGAAAAGAAGGAGAAGGGCCCCGTCATCCGCGTGGTCGCCGAGCAGCTGCTGCTCGAGGTCGTGACCCACGACGAGGACAAGCGCCCCTACGGTCACTCCTACGACGAGATTCTGAACCGCATCCACGCGCAGTTTGAGGGTGCGAAGACGACGGTGGCGTGCCTCCGCTGGTACGCCGTCCACATGCGCGAGCGCGGCGAGAAGGTGCCGAACCGCCCGCGCGCCACCCCGACCGCAACCACCAAGAAGGAGGCTTGAGAGCCATGCCCGTGATGAAGACCTACATTGCGGGCGCCCCATACCACGAGGGCGCCCGCGACGCGATAGCCAAGCTCAGGACCGCCGACGAGCTCGTGCTCGTCCGCGAGCCGTCCAACCCCCACGACCACAACGCCGTGGCCGTGCACGCCGCCGACGGCACCAAGTTGGGCTACGTGCCGAGCGTCGACGCGGGCGCGGTGGCCAAGGTGCTCGACCGCGAGCTCACGTGCTCCTGCCGCTTTGCGGGGCGTCCGTCCACAACCAGCGTCACCATAGAGTGGGAGGCATGACCATGCAAGACGACCGCGACGACGAACAACAAGAGGGCCTCACGGCCGACGAGCTCCTTGCCGTGCTGACGGGTAAGTGCGTGCACGAGGTGCAGCGCGACCGCATAATGGCGCTGCTGGGCCTTGCCGCTGCCCACGCCGGCGGCAAGCTCGAGCTCAAGCTAGACGGCCTCAAGGCCCTCAACGGCAGGGGCGTCTGCATCGCCATCGACGAGGCGGCGGGCACGGCCACGGTGGAGCTCCTTGACGCCCCTCGCGGCGAGGACGTCAAGATCGAGCCGACGCACTTTGCGTCGAGCACGCGCCACTGAGGAGGCAGGAGCTATGCGCAAGCACGTTGGAGGCCTCGCCGCTTCCCTGATGGCCCTAGCAATCCTGGCAGCCCTAGCATGGTCCGTCGTGGATTGGCTGGACCGGCCCGAGGTGCAGGTATCGTACGAGACCGGCCGGTGCGTGGCGGTGCGGGACTACAAGGCTGAGTATGAGGGCCGCGTGTCGGAGTGGTCCTGCGACAAGCTGCCCGAGCGCTACGAGCGCGTGTGGGTGCGTTGACGGCTCCGTGCGGCCTGCCGCCATGCCATGATGCCTTCTAGACAACATCCTAGGAGGCTCAAGTCATGCTGGACGTAGAAGAAGAAGATCAAGACGGGCTCGGCGCAGCGCGTGGCGTCGTAAATGGGCTGGGGCTGAGCTTGCTGCTGTGGGTGGCGATCCTTGGTTCGATCGCGCTCGTCCACGGCTGCCACGAACGCGCATCGGTCAAATCCGGGCGCAGTCAGACTGTCGAGGTGCGTGTAGCCCAGGCGCTCAGCAGTACCAAGGCATCCGTGAGCTCGGTCGTGCGCCTGGACTGAGAAAAAGACACCGCCGGAGGGCGGTGTTAAAGGCTCGGGTGGCGTGAAGGAGAGGAACCCACCACCCGAGGCCGCGGGGCCCGTTACTTGCCGACAAAGTCCTTGATGCCTACCCAGGCGGCAGCTACAAGGCCGCTGACCAGGATGCCCATGAGTGTCATGAGGCCTTTGGACTTGATGGAGTCGGTGGTGGTGCGCCATTCGCGCAGATGCTGGAAGTCCTTCTGGACCTCAATAGGGTCGTCGACCTTGACGCCAAGCATGAGGAACGTCTCGCGGACGGCCTCGCGGATGAGGGCACGTGCCTCGTCAGGCGTCAGGTTCTGGAGCTGCTGCTCAGGCCCAGGTCGGTTGTTGTCTGTCATAACTTCGTCCCCTCCCGGGCAAAATGGTAGCTCAGGGCAGTCGTCACAGCGGCGTCCAAGGACTGCCTCCGCAACGGCTCCCCGTACGGTGTTGCAATGGCTTCTCCGGTCATGGCTCACTTCCCGCCCTTCCCGTCGTCGGCTGGCGCCGGCACGGGCTGCTGCCGGGTCCGGCGGTAGAAGTCGAGCTGATAGCTGGCTTCACGCGCCCAGCGCGCCAGCTCCGCCATGTTACGCGACAGCGCCTCGTAGCCGCGAGCGGGCAGGGCGAACATCGCCTCGCAGCCCACCTCTACCACTTCCCAGCGTACAGACTCGAGCTTGACCGGCTCAGGAGCCGGCAGCACGGGCAGCGGGGGCTGCTTGGCCTCCGCCGGTGGCTGGGACTTGAGTGGACTGCTCGAGCAGGCGGAGAGCCCGATCAGAGCCGTCGTTAACGCGACGCTCAATAAGACCCGGCTTACGCTTGGCCAGCGCGCCGAGGTCGTGCTTGGATAGGACATCCTTCAACTCCCTCGAGTATGCGCCAGCCTCACGCTGCGCGGTTGCAAGGTCCTCCAAGGCCTTAGCCTGGACCTTGGCGGCCGAGTCCCATTTGTCAATGGTCTTCTCGAACGCGTCGGCCCGGGCCTTTTCCCGGGAGACATCCTCCTTCAGCGTCGCGACCTGCCCGGTGAGTTGGGCATTGGACTCGACTAGTCCAGAGTAATGGCGGTATGATAACGCAACGGCGGCCGCTACGGCAACCCCAATTGCGATGCCAACGTATGCCCGAAGGCCTAAATTGAACATGTCGTGCTCCTTAAGGGTAGACGCTGGCTGGCAGCTCAAAGTGCGGGCCGTCCAGGAAAGCCTTCTTGCCGGCAGCCTTGCGACGCGCGACATAGCCAGCCACCTCGTCATCCATCTCACCGGCAAGGTCGGCCAGCGCCTGGTCCCATACCCCGCCCCAGCGGATTGGCACCTGCAGTTCCATGCTTGCACGGCGCACCGCATCAGCAACACGGTAGCACAGGCTCCAGTCCCAGCGTAGCTCTGCCTTGCCGTCTCCGTCGAAGTCGATCAGCGGCACCAGGTCAACCGCGTGGCCGAGCCCGTCGTTACCAGGCAGGTGGCGGGAATCCATCGTCTGGCTGGCGCCGGAGGCGACAAGCTTGGCCTGGCGTGCTCGCGTGCGCAGGCCTTCGTAGACCTGGAAGTCGATGGAGGTCACCTCAATCGCGCGCTCGACGACGCGGACAAGGTCAGGGTGCACGCCTGACAGGCTTTGGTGGGACTTGGTCCCTAGTGCGAAGGTGGTCATGGCTCATCCTCTACTTTTGCTGATGCCCCGGGGCCCGGGGCGGGCTTGCCGGACCGTGCTGCCGCAGCGGCGGCAGGGCCCTTGATCTTTGCTATGCTGACATCTTCCCAGGTCGCACCAAACACGTACGAGCCGACAATGCCGATGATTGTCAGAAACGCCATTGTCACGGCTGTGTCGGCTGGCCCGGTGGTCAGCCCCTTCCACAGCACATAGGCCACAACCCACATGCAGAAGGCTGTCACGGCAAACATGAACCGGCGCCTTATGCGCCAGCTCGACTGCCCACCGGGGTTGCGCTGCTTCTCTTGTTCCATTAGAATGGCCCGGCCACGCTCATGTAGGTGTCTACCGTGCCAGTCGTGTAGGCAATAGCGCTCGCGGAGTAGCAGTATGGCTCGAGGTAGTCCGTCGTGCCGTTGCAGTATACTAGGATGGAGCCGCCCGTGCCGTATACGCTGCCAGCATCCGGGCCCAGCACCCTGTGGAGTGAGCCATTCTTGCCAAGGCCGGCCACCAGCGTCGAGCTCGTGTTACGGCGCACCCGCATGTCGACGTGGTAGTAGCCCGCCTTCTTGGGCACGAAGCGCTTGTTCGTCGCGTCCCAGATTGAGTTGGTGTCGAACTCCACGTTGTCGATGGGTATCTTTGCCCACGCTGAGGTGCTGTGCGAGTTTGCGGCGGTGGCCAGACTCACGAGGGCCTTGTCGAGGCTCGACCCAATCGTTATGGTGTCGCCTGCGTCGTTGACGGTGATCGAGACGCCGGTGCCTGCCACCAGGGCAGCACCGATGGCGTCGCGGGCCTGCTCGTCGGTGTACCCGGCGCCGGAGGCCGCAATGGTGATTGTGTCCCCGGCGTCGTTCACGGTGATCGTGACATTGGAGCCTGCTACCAGCGTGGTGCCCATGACGTCGCGCACCTGCTCGTCGGTGTAGGACCCCCCACCGCCCGCCGTGTTCTCGATGGTGATCGTGTCCCCGGCGTCATTCACGGTGATTGAGATGCCGGTGCCAGCCACGAGCGCGGTGCCGATGGCGTCGCGCACCCGCTCAGCCTCCGACATCGTGTCGATCGCCAGGGTGATCGTGTCGCCCGCGTCGTTGACTGTTATGGAGACACCGGTGCCGGCCGTCAGGGCGGCGCCGATGATGTCGCGCACCTGCTCGTCGGTGTAGGACGGCGTCTCCACGGCCCAGGCCGACGTCTTGTAGGTCACGCGGACGTCCTCGTCCTCCAGGTACGCCGTCCACCCGCGCCGCGGCGTGCCGAACTGCCATGCCGCGCCGTCATATATGGCGACGTGGCCCGCGTGCCCGGCCCACGACCCGGTTGGCGCGGTCGCGACGATGTATGTGTCGCCGGCGGCAGGACTGCCGGGCGGCGCCGCCAGGTCGCGGTCCTTGACTGAGAGGTGGAACCCGAACCGACCGAGCCGGAGCAGGTTGGCGTCCATGCCGGGCTTCCAGCCCGACTCGCCGAGATTCCACCCGTAGAAGAGGCCGCTGCGCGGCTCGGTCTGTGCAGGCATAAATTTTCTCCAATCAAGGTGTAAAGGTGTATATCCAAGTCTTGCCAGTCGAGGGCGAAGCAGGCAGCCTAGTCACTATCGCGTTGTCGAAGGCGGCCACGAAGTATCCGCTCGTCCCTGTCAAGGTCTTCTGCCGAACGATAGAGCCGTCGACCCCGCTAAGCCAGCATACCGGGCCGGCACTGGACTTGCTGTATGAGTAGTCCGAAGCCCCGCGCACGGCTTGCCTGCCGCCATCATAAAACCCGTCAGCGTATGAGGTGACTATGGAGCCATCGGCCGGGTTTACAACTACTACCCCGTTACCCCAGCTTGCTATAAACACCAGGTTGCCGTAAGCCGACACCTCACTGACGTACATACCAACGTTGGTGGTCCATAGTACCGAGGAGGTGGTAGGGTCGTACGCCTTCAATTCCTGGTTGCCACTCTTTACAATTGCCACGCCACCGTACCAAGCCATTTCGCCGCCATTGCCGACTCCGCCAAGATCGGGAGCGTCATACGTGGCAATCACTGCCAGCGTTGCAGCGTCATGCTTGCGTAGTGCCCCTGACGAAGTCCCGTAGCTCCAGAGATTAGTTCCATCCCACCCAAGGTCGGATATGAGGTCACCCCATGGCGCCGTCCAGGTGACCTGAGTCCCAGTCGACGGGTCCAGACGGTGTACATACGCGTCAGTAAGGTAGGCCGGAGTTGACGGGCTCGTCGTGCTGAAGCACGCCACGTAGAAGATGCCGCCAACTTCCAGCACACTCCTCGTCTCCGAGTCCGACAGCACAGGGCTAAGGTAGGTGCCAGAGTCGGTCGCGATGTCGCGTCCCAGCAGGTGTTGATCCTTGTACGACACGTTGACAGAGTCCCAGATGCCATACAGCACACCTGACAGGCGTACAGGGAAGCTGACCGCCTGCGAGAGCTCGTCCACGCTGTCCCAACCGCCGCCCGATCCGCCACCAGTTACTGCGAACACCCAGTTGTGCTTCTGATAGCTGACCAGGCCGCCGCGCTCTGACTCAAGCTCCACGCGGTAGAAGGCGGTGTCGCCTGCATAGCGCGGTGCCTCGTACACCAGGAAGTTGCCCCAGGTAAAGGAGGCGGAGCCGTGGCGCACGTCGTCGAAGCTGATGAGCACCTGCTTGTCACCGTGCGGGAACACCATGGGGTGCGGCTGCGTGCTCGTACCGCCCTCAAAGAGCGCAGTCAGCGGGCCCTGGTACACCATGGAGGCGTTGAACACGCGGGAGGAGGTGCCCGACCCGGCAGGACCTCCGGCCATGATCCAGTATTGCCCGCCGGCAAGCAGAATCTTGGTGCCCTCGTAGCCGGACGACGTGTCGGTGCCGAGGGCTGTCCACGTCACGAGGTCGGTCGAGTAGGCCGCGGCCGCGTAGAACGGGCTGCCTGAGAAGTCGGTCCGCTGTGTCATGGAGTAGGCGATGAGCCAGCGGGAGTTTGCCGAGTCGTAGACCATCATCGGGTCGTACGTGCCAGGACTTGTGCCGGACTGCGGCAGGCTCAGCTGCGTCATGCCCGACACGACACGCGTGCCGGACAGCAGCTCCTGCGAGGTCTCGAGCTTGTGCAGGACATCGATTGCCCCGCCGAAGCCGTTGCCCCAGGTGCCGATCAGGATGCGGCGGTTGCCGGACGGATAGTAGATGATGTGTGGCACCAGGTCGTTGTAGACCTTGCCGCCGCGCTCCACCATGATGGCTCCGACCTGCTGGTACGAGTAGCCCGTCAGGTCAAGCTCGAAGACGCCGGCGTATGCCTGGCCGCGTGCATCCGGCAGGGTGGCGGTGAAGAGCACCGTGTCGGCCGTCGGGTTGTACGGGCTGCCGTCCTCGTTTGTCACGAGGGTCTGGTCGCGCATGCCGACGCCGCCGTGGCGGCCCGCCTTCAGGTTGTCAAAGGCCCAGGTCACCGCGCCGTCCTTTGATGCAGAGAACGTCGAAGGGTGCCAGCCGGTCAGGTTGCCGGTGGTGCGGAAGTCGTAGGTGCCGGTCGAGATTGCCGTGCCGGTCACATACTGCCAGCCGGAACCGGTGTCCATGAACACAGTGACCGAGTCGACGACCAAGGCCATGGCGATCTTGAAGCTGGATGGCACCGTCTTGGCCACGTTCGCCAGGAACGAGGTGCTGCCGCCACCAAAGCGGGCCTCCACGCGCACGGCGTTCTGCGTTTGCTGCGCTACCGCCATGACGAAGTTGTCTTGGTCCTTTGCTAGCCCGACCCCGCCGTTGCTGTAGCCGGTGGCCGTGCCGGTGAGCACGACCTCAGCCTCGACCCACACGACGGGCATTGTGAAGGCCACGGTGTTGATGGCGCCGAGGTCGTTCTTGTCTACCGCGTCATTCGGGTAGGACACCTGGTATTTGCCGCCAGAGATGCCCGCGGTGCCCGCAGTGCCGAGGGTGTAGTGGGTCACCTGCCCGGTGTCGGAGGCGTACGCCTCGACGTGGTCCACAAGCGCTGCCGGCAGCGGGTCAAAGTGGTCCACGTCCACGACCTTCGAGAACGACAGGTCACATGGAGCAAGCTCCGCCCCGCCACCGCCGGCGCCAGGGTTCGGCCACGAGTACGACGTGCCCGTCAAGCCTGACTGGTCTTCAACTAGGGCGCCCGCGTCATTGTAGATGCGCAGGTTGTAGGTCGTGCCCGCCTCTGGGCCAATATTGCCCTCGGTCGTGTCGTAGATGGCGCCGGATGTCTGCTGCTTGCGGTCACGATGGGCCCACGTGAAGTCCACGGTAACGCCACTGGCTATTGCGGGATATGCTTCTCCATTCAGCTTGAAGTTGCCTGGAGGATAAGGGCGGAAGGCCCGCTGCGAGAGCGTGTGGCTTACCACTGGAGCTAGCCCTGCATCCAGGCGGCCGCCGCCGGTCACGGGTAGCAGCTTGGCACTCACCGTCTCGCCGGAGGAGTACTCGACGGCGTCCACTCCCTGATAGACATCCCAGAAGAATACGTGCTCGCCGGTCGGGTGCTCGGCCGGGACGGTGTCCAAGACTCCGCGGCCGATGGTCATGAGGCCGGAAGAGTGATCGATGCTATCCACCCGGCACAGCTCGCTGCCGATCTGCACGTGCCTGCCGACCTCCACGAGGTCAAGGTCCGTCCCGCTCAGGACGATGACCGAAGTTGTTGTAATGGCCAGCGTTGCCGCCAGCACTGCGTGGGGACTGAAGTCCATGGTGCCTACCTCCTCGTAGCCGGCCCCGGAGTCCACCAGTAGACTCGCGTTTATGGCCGCACCGGGACGCCCGGCGCTGAGGATAATATAGCCCAGTTCAGGGGATGTTGCGAGCCGGTTGTCAGCGTCCGTTTGCCCCATCGTTTGGACGAGCTCGTAGTAGGGAGCCTCGGTCATCATCTGCGCCAGCACTGGGGTAGGCTTGCCCGACGGGTCGGTCCATCCGCCATCGCCAGGCGGCGACACCACTACGGCGGACGGCAGGGCGAACACGTCCTCGACGGCGGTGATCTTGACCTGGTTGTTGCGCCCATCCCCAAGGGCGAGCCCGGTGACGCGCATCACGACGTCCTCGACCTCCAGGTCGGGCCAGCTCCACCGGAACACGTCACCGATGTTGAGCGTGGCGCCCTTGCGATTTGTGTAGATGGTCGCCGACAGCAGCGGGGTGGAGAACGCCTTCAGGTTGCGCAGGCCCACGCGCGCCGCGATGGTGGGGTTCGTGAAGCCCGGGTATTGCAGGGTAGTGTTGATGACGGCGCCCTGCATCTGGATGAGCGCCTGGTCCTGGATCGTGATGCTGCCGCTCTCGCTGTCGGCGCCATTCCAATACTGGACCGTGACGGAGTTCACCAGCTCGCCGAACGTCGGCCGGGAGGCGTTCTCCACCTTCACGACATCGTCCTCGCCAATCTGCGGGATGGTGTCAAAGTCGTAGTCGTCCCGCATCAGCTTCAGCACAAACTTGCCGGTGGTGCGGTCCACGTACAGGGAGGCGCTGATGTGGCGCACCACCTCCTTGATGAAGTCCTCGATGGGAATCTGGCGGTCCCACAGGAGCGACATACCCATGCCCTCGGCGTGCAGCATGTCAGCCGCTGCCATGAAGGAGGTGTCGTCAACGTCGGACTCCTGGTACCCCATGCCCCAGTCCGGATCGGCGAGGCACTCGCGGATGATGTGCGCCGGGTTCATGTCCAGGATGGTGCGCTCCTGGTCGCGCAGGCGCAGGTCGAAGTAGAACCAGTTGTCCGGGCGCACGCCGCCGCTGTCGTCGCGGCCGCAGACGACGATGCTGTTCTCGCCCACGACGAAGTAGCTGCTGGGTATGGTCGTGAGGAAGTAGTGCCCGTAGGTGTCGTAGTTCGTGATGACCTTGGAGCCGTTCACCCAGACCTCGATGCCATTGTCGACGAACGCGTCGAACCGGAATCCGCCGTCGGGCAGTGAGGACAGGTTGACGGTGGAGCGCAGCCACACCTTGCGCTGCTGAGGCACCACCGTGTTGGGCACGTTGGAGAATCCCCAGCCTGCCGGAACGCCGCTGCCGCTGCCCGTCCACGCCTTGTCGCCAAACGGCGAGGGCCCGTTCGGCCACGCGCTGTCGTCGTAGGCAGGGGACGAGTAGTCGCCGCCGTCCGTCAGGGACACGACCTTGTAGCGCCAGTACATGAAGCCCGCGCCGATGACGTCGTTGTAGGACTCGACCTCCGCCTTCTCGTCGTACCACTGCGGCAGGCCGTCCTGGCGCACGTGGATGCGTTGCCAGCGCGCATCCCACTTCTTCAGGTAGGGGTTGATGCCGAGGTAACACTGGCGCAGGATGGTGCTGACGACCCCGCGAAACGCGGGAATCTGCGCGCCGAGCTGCGACTGCAGGTAGGAGTTGCGGCCCTGCGACGGCAGGCCCATGGCCAGGTCGACCGTGCCGCTCACCCCGCCCTCGCGCGACTCTCCGCCGAACAGGTCCTCAGCGTTCACGGCAAACGAGCCATCCAGCCCGGTGCCCTTCCAGGCGTCTCGCTTGTCCACGCGCACGCGCAGAAGCTTGTCGACGGGGCCGTGGCACCACACCATGTGCATGCCAAGGTAATACTTGTACCCTACGGTTACTTCCTTGCTACTTCCGCCCACGTGCCACCTCCACAACTTTTAGGGCCATCGCGTCTCCGGTGGCCTCGATCTGTTTAGCAGGCAGCCCCTCCGCCAGGAAGCGCTGCCAGTCAAGCCCGTGTCGTTCGAAGAACACGCGGGCACCGCGGGAGCACATCCGCGCCGCGCGAACGTGCTCCATCGTCACGGTGACGTCGTCCGCGGCCGACGTCACTTCTTCCCGCCCTTCTTCTTGATGGCGACAGTCCGCAGGTGGCCGTACCAGACCACGTTGGGGCTCTCAATGTCGCGCGTGCCGAACAGGACGGGAATCTCGCGACCCTCCTCTGCCGTCGGGGCCTTGATGTCACCTAGGCCTGCCGGCGGCTGGGTCTGCGGCTTCGGCATCAGCGCGTAGCTGAGCACGAGGGCCGCGATGAACACGATGGCGTATACCCATGCCATGAGTAGGCCTCCTATACGATGGACGAACCGCTGAATGGGTTCTTGGTTGGAATCCAGGAGAACCCGCCGTAGTTGTCCAGGTTGTTGAAAGTGCCCTGGCACGTCGACCTGGTGTGATCGCACCCGGGGTAGAGCGTGACGGCCGACCCGACCTGGTCCGGCAGCTGCTTGACGGCCCGGAGCAGCGTCACGATGTCGCCATTATGCCCGACCAGGTAGCGGAGTACGCCGTCGGGCGTCCGGATCATGCCTCCTACAAGATACCCGGCCGGCAGGGACGCCGCTGCTGGCACGGTGAGGTTCGCCCCGTCCACGGCGGTCAGCGTGCTGGCAGACCCCCAGTCCTCGGCGTTGAGGCGGCAGCCCCTACCGTAGAGCGCGTGCCTACAGGTGCGCTGGTATCGTGCGCGCAGGCCAGGCCGGCGCAGCGAGGTGAAGATGGGCTCGCACTCGACGTTGAGCGACTCGCCGGAGGCCTTGAAGCTCGACACGCGGCCCTTCCAGTACGTGATAAACTGCCCGTCTGGGTCGTCCAGATGGCCGCGGTACAGCGTGACGGACGTCAGCAGGTCCGGCGTGTAGCTCAGGAAGGTCGACGCGAACTCGTGGCCACGCGGGAACTTAAGGGACAGAGTGTCCTTTGCCATCTCGCCGGACTGCGTTATGGCACCGAGCTGGACCGCAGTCGGTGTCCAGTTGAAACCGAGGGCAGTCACGACACGGTTTGCGGTCGTGTACCTCCACTCGGATGTGCCTTGCACCAGGTGAAGCAGCAGGACGGGCCTGCCGCCCTGCACGGATGTCTCTAGGTCGTTGTAGCTCATGGCAGCGGAATCCCCCGTACTGGTACTGACACGCTAGCCTCGCGGGCGGCGCGCCTCTTTATCTCGACCCGGTCGGCGTCGAACCGGGAGAAGGTCAGGATGCTGACACCGAGCACGTCGGCGGCAGCCATTGTGAAACCTGCGGCAGCGTGTAAGTCGAGCACCTCGAGGTCGCTGCTGGACCCGTACGCCTCGCCATAAGCCAAGCCCCAGCCGCCGTAGGCCGAGCCCCCGTCTACCTGCATATAGTGCGTAGACCCGTCGCGACCGAGCAGCATCACGTCGAATGGCTCCGCGCCCACGTAGCCCGCCGCGCGCACGATTATCTGCACGCTGCCTGGCGATATGTTGGAGATGACCTGCAGGTCGTTGTTCCAGCTGGGCAACCAGAAGCCCTGGAACTTGCCACGCTTGGTATGCAGCCAGCGCTTAAGGTCCCAGAGGGCTTGCCTGTCAAGCGTGTCCCAGCCCATGGAGCTTGTTGGGCTTGCGTAGGAGAACTCGGGGCCTCGCCACACAATCCCGGTGTCGCTGTCCAGCGTGGTGAGCTCGCGCTGCAGCACCTCACGGAGGTCGGACACCAGCACATTGGGGTCAGTCACCACCTCGTAGCCCTTGTAGGTCGGGTACGGCGCGATGGCTGAGGGCACGTTGGTGTCCACGACCTCGAAGCGCGCCGCGCCCTTCACCTGGTCCGTGCGCGACCGCACGACCTCTAGCGGCTGCATGAATGACGCCGTGACCACCGGCAGGACGAGCGCGTCGGAGTAGTCCTGCTGCAGGGCTGGCGAGAAGGTGAACCCGTCGTCCGCGAGCTCGGCCACCGTTACGACCTCGTAGTGGACCTCGTCCTGCCACACCATGGCCCTGCCGCCCTCCACGTAGCCGGTGAACCTCGTGTCGAGAGCGACCGACATAGCGCCGGCCGCCAATGCGCCGATGCGCGCGAAGTCTCCCCATAGCGGCAGGTTGAACTCCTCGCCAACGTATGCCAGCGACTGCGACCGCGCCCTGGCAAACTGCAGGGGCGTCATGATGTAGTCGTAGGCCAGCTCGGAGCGCGGGGTGACGCGCAGCGCCACCCTCTGCTCCTGCCCCTTGCCGCGCATGACATCGGTCATCCACTCGAGCGACTCGGTGAAGTCCCGCTGCGGGATGTATGCCCAAGTTTCCACTGCTTACCCTCCGGACGCCAGGCTGCGTATGGTTGCCGAGTTGCGCTGGACGATGTTCATGATGACCTGCTCGCCGGCGTCGCTGCCCATGTAGTCGCCGATGACCCCGGTGTCGAATGCGTTCACTATGCGCAGGTTGGTCTGCGGCGCGGCCTGTTGTTCGCCACCACCGCCCTGAGCCTCTTGCATAGCGCGCGCTGTGCCGACCCGGCCCGTGACCGCGGCGGGCCCCTTGACCAGCTCGGGACCATACTCACCAACGATGCCGATCTTGCCGGCCGGAATCTGCCCACCATCGTCATAGGCCCCAGAGTAGTTGGACCCCTGAATCTGGGACACGATGCTTGCGCCGGCCGAGGCTACCTGCGCCATGGCGGCGAGGTTGGCCGGCCAGCCGAGCTCCTGGGCTTTTGCGAGGCCTGTTGCAATAGACATGGCCGCCTGGGTAATGGAGAAGGCCTTGCTGATTGCGAACAGGGTCTTGTAGGTCTTGGACTGCTCGCCGGCGTACGTCTTTGCCAGGCCGGCAAGGCCCTCAAACAGGGCCTGCCCGCCCTGCAGTTGCGTCTGTAGGCGCTTCTGCTCCGAGGCGGCCTGTTCGTCGTCAAACTGCTGCTTTAGGCGCTTTAGCAGGTCCTGCCTCTCGGTCTCAGTGACTGCCTCGCTGTCGAGGATGAGCTGGCGCTTGCGCTCGTAAGAGCGCATGAGCATCTCCTCCTCAGTCAGCAGGGAGTTGTAGAGGCCGTCGCGCTCCGCCTGGCGCTGCTTCTCGAGGTCCGACAGGGCCTTTGTGCGCTCCTCCTCGGTGCGCGCCGTCAGGTCAGCGCGCATCTGGCTGCCTTCGGCAGTATTGGCCTGGATGATTGCCATCCGCTTGTCGTACGACTCCTGGATTACATCCTCCTGGGTCCGCAGCGACTGGCGCAGACCCTCAAGCTCGGCACCGCGCTCCTCCTCCAGCTTCTTGAGCTGCTCGGAGCGGTCGGCCTCCAGCCGCTTCATGAGGTCGGCGCGCAGCTCGCTGCCGGCCGAGGTGTTGGCCTCAATGATGGCACGACGCTTCTCGTAGGAGGCCGCAATGGTCTCCTCCTCGGTGCGCAGAGACTCCTTCAGCGACTCGAACTCGCGCTCCTGCTGCTTGCGCTTCTGCTCGGCCGCCTTGGCCGCCGCCTTGTCCACGCCGGCGCTGGCCTTGCCGTCGCCGCCGACCTTGTACTGTGCGAGGCGATCCGTGCCAGCACCGGCCTTCTTCTTGGCCTCCTGCGCCGCGTCGTACTCTGCACGCAGGCGCTTGGCTGCCTCCACCTGGTCATCGCTGGCCTTGACGGAAGCGTCGCGCTCACGCAGGGCCTCGTCTATGGAGTCCGTGCGGGCCTGCTTGATGGCGCGTAGGCGGTTCTCCAGCCGCTGGCCGACTCCGGCCACCGTGTCGTCGTTGAAGATGGCTGCTACGCCATCCTTGAAGGCGCCGGCGTAGGCCATCACACGGTCCAGGCCTGCTGCGACCTCGACCGTCATGATCTGAATCAGCGCGCGCACGTTGGACGGGAAGTTCTTGAAGGCGCCGATGAGGAAGTCCACCGTGGCCTTGCCCTCGTCCTCCCAGCCGCCGAAGCTGTCCTTGAGAAACTTGGTGACGATGTCGACCGTGCGCTGAATGTCCGTGCCCCAGGCGTCGAACTGCACCGTGATGGACTTCAGGTAGGCGTCAAGCTCGCCCGACGCGAGCATGTCGTTGAGCTCCTGCAGTGCGTCCGTCGCGAGCCTGACGGCCGCCTCGATCGCGTCGCCGACACCGCTCTGGGACACGTTGCGGAACAGGGCGTCCCACGTGTCGCCCAGGTTGGCGATGGCGCCGTCAAGGGTGTCCATGCGGCGCTCCATGGCGCCGGCAAACTGGTTCTCGCCCAGCTTGGTCAGGTACTCCTCGATGGCCGCTGCGTTGTTCCCAACCGTCGTCTTGACGCCCTGGAACGTGAAGGTGACCTTGTCGCCTTCCTGCTTGGCCTTGATGCCGAACTCCTTCAGGCGCTCGAACTCGCCAGTGGCGGCGTCGGCCACGGCCTCGATCATCTGGTTGAGGTCCTTGCCCATCGCACTTGCGGTATTGCCGTACGACGTGAGGGCGCGCTCGCTCGGAGTCAGGCCGAGGTTGACCAGCTTGGTGAAGCCCTCGACCGCCTGGTTGAGGTCGTAGGGCGTCTTCTGCGCAAACTGCTGGAGGGCGTCGAAGGCGTCCGCCGCCTTCTCGCTCGAGCCTGTGGCGGTGACGAGGCCGGCGTTCAGCACGTCAAACTGGCGCTGCACGCTCACTAGCTTGGAGAGGCCGCCCATGACGCTAACCGCCGCGGTCAGGGGGCCGAGCATCCTAGCGAAGGACGCGGTCAGGCCGGAGGTGGCGCGCTCGGCGCCGCCGCCGGAAGAGGAAAGCCCCTTCAGGCGGCGGTCTGCTTCCGCCACCTGCAGGGACTCGACCTTGATAGCTAGGCTAGCTACGTCTGTCATGCTGCACCTTCCAGAAAATACGGTCTAGGGACTTGATTAGCTCGGCCTCCCAGCCCTTCAGTCGCTTGCCCGTCATGTTAGACCAAGACTGCAGCTCGGTGTACGTCAGCGGCTCGCCCGCGAAGACCTCCCTGAACCACTCCCACACATACCGGAGCTCCTGAGGCAGCTCCGGCGCGTTCTCAAGCTGAGGCGGCTTCCGCTTCAGCGTCTTCCAGACCTGCATAAGAGACGCACGCAAGGTCTGCTTTGAGCCCTTCGGGATCAGGTCGAGCCGGAACTCGTGCTCGGCGAAGGCTGCGAGCTGCTCGACCGCCCCACGAAAAAAAGCGCCCGCTTGCTTGCAGCCATGTCGATGGCGTCCATGATCTGCGGGGCTTCCATGAAGAACGCCTCGACGTTTTCGCGGGTGCATGGCTGCTCGAAGGACCACGCGACGACGAGGGACGCAATCAGCCCGCGCTTGCTCTTGGCAATCTCGGAGGCGCGCTCCTCGCGCGACTCGATGGCCGCGATGCGGAACGCGTCGCGCCTGGACTCGGCCTCCGCCGCCCGGAAAGCGTCGGAGTCCACGCCGAGCACGCGCACCCAGTGCTCGCTCTTCTCACCGTTCGGAAGGTACAGGGGCAACTGCACCCCCTCGTTTGCCGGACCGCGTGTGAAGAACGCGTTCATGTGTGCCGCCCCCGCGGCCTTCTCTACATTTTCCATCTCAGTTCTCTCCTTCTGTCAGAGGCAGCTTACGCGGCCTCGCGGTCAATGATGATGTTGGTGCCAGTCGTAGCATCCAGCAGCGCCTGGAACGGCATGCTGAGCGTGATGGGCCCCTCGCCGTCCACGTCGGGCTGACCGCCGGTATACTTGATGCGCGGCAGCGTGAACGTGTACTTGTTGCCGGCGCCGTCGGGCAGCTCAAACTCGATGCTCGACTCGGTCTCGTTGATGAACTTGTCGAGCAGGGCGGAGTTCTCGAAGTACGCCGTGACCTGGCCGGTGACATTCGAGCGGCCGATGGACGGGCGGATGGACTGCTTGGAGCCGACGACGAAGCGGGCCTCCAGGCTGTTCTCGAGGGACAGACTAATCTCGGTGATGACGGCGATCGGCGTGCCCGCCTCGCTGAGCGTGCCAGTGAACGAGTCGAGCGGCGACGTGGTGGTCGGCGAGGCGTAGGTGGCGCCCGCGATGATCGCCGTGCCGGTGGACATGTTCTGGCCCAGCACGCCGAAGCTGCCGGTAATCATCGCATTTGCATTGATGGCCAGTGACATCGTGTTGAACTCGACGCCGGTGAAGCGGTGGTAGGGCTTGTCCGCGGACAGGATGTCGCCGAAGTAGCGCTCCACCGTGAACGAGCGGCGGACCACGCCAGCCTTCAGGCGGTCGATGCCCGTGCCACCGCCGTCCGCGGCCCAGGTGCCGAGCAGCACGGCCTCGAGCAGGTCGTCGAAGCTGCCGTAGGAGAGCTCGATGTTGATGTCGCCACCGACCTGGTAGGCCCCGTGGCGGAAGTCCGCGATCTGCCGGTCGTCGCGCAGCTCCTCAGACTGCAGCGACTCCTTGGACAGGCCGAGGGTGGTGCCGGTGTGGCGGATGGGCTTGAAGGCCGGGGTTGCCGGGGTCGTCCCGTAGGTCGCCTCGGCCACGTAGCGCATGGAGTGGCGGCTGCCGTTTGCCATGGTGTGTGCTCCTTAAAGGTTGAAGATCAGTTGCGGGACACCCGGGCGAACCAGGTGACTGTCATGCTCACGCGATACCACCCGTCCACTTCCCGCCCGCGTGAGCGGCCGCAGGAAGCTACCGTGAGCTCGACCCCCGAGTGAGCAAGTCGCTTGCCCGCCTTGAAGAAGTCCGTCAGCTCGTCCGCCTTGGCCGTCACGGCCGCCTCACCGGTCATAAGCGGGTAATTCAGGTCAATCTGCAGGATGCCGTCGTGGGCGTCCTGCCCCTCGTCGCCTAGCGTGGCGACCGAGGGCTGGTTCATCAGCACGAAGGCCGACGCCCAGGGGCTTTGGTCCGTCGGCTTGTCGAAGGGGGCGTTCTCGACGGCGTAAGGCAGAACAAGCGGGGAGTCCTCGACCCCCTGCATCAGCGCCTTCCTCAGCCCCGCGTACGGGTTTGCCATCTCAACTTCCTCCTATCAGTGCCCCAAGGCCTGGGCCTTGGCGCTTACAATCCTCTGCCACTGGGCAATGTGCCTGCGCACCATGCCCTCCGGCGCCTGCCTGCTCCACCCCTCGTACTCGATGCGCTCGGCGTAGGGCAGGTTGTTGGAGAACCAGACGATGTCCGCCAGGCTCCCCAGGTTGGCCATCGCCTCTGCAAGGGCCGCCGCGCCGCTCGGGTCGTCGCGGGTGATCGCGGCGCCGGCGGGCGAGTTGATGGTCGTCTGCCAGTTGCCGCGCAGCCGCCCGGTGTCTACCGGGGTGGCCATGATGACCAGCTTGAAGAGCTCCAGCACGGACGCGCGGCGGACCTTGTCCACCTTGTCCAGCGCCTTGATGCCGAAGCCCCTCAGCTGCGACTCGAACCGGCCTGCCACGTTGTCACCTCCGCAGCTGCAGGGCGTGCACGACCGCGGTGCCCGCCGGGTTGACTGAGTTCACGTCGACGATCGCCCACGTGACGCCTGAGGCCTCGGCGAAGACGTCGCCCTGCTTGGGCTGCACGCTCGCCTGCACGTAGGCCTGCCGGTCGCCGCGCATGATGGTCTCGCCGTCCACCATCTTCTCCTCGTAGTCGACGACGACGCCGATGACCGGGAAGACCTGGGCTGCACCGCCCGTCACCGTGCCGTTGACCGGGTCGACGGTGACGGGCGCGCCTGCCCTGCGGACCTCGCAGTCCTGGCCAAACTCGGCCAGGAGCGCGTCCACGGTGTCCCTCAGGCCGGCGTAGTCGAAGGTCGCCATGTCAGGCCCTCCCCAGCTCGCCGGAGTTGCCCGAGCCGATCAGGCCCGCGGACTGCAGCGTGAGGGTGACCTCAGGGTAGTCCGGCGTCTTGGCGGAGGCCGACGTCGACTGCGAGGCGTTGAACTTGGTCTGCACCTTGATTGGGCCGACCTCCTTCAGCGACTCAACGACCTGGCCGCCGCTCGCGTCGAACGTTGGGTCCGGCATGAGCGGCTTGCCAGTCAGCGCGCGGCTGGCCAGCATGCAGGTGGCAGTGACAAGGGCCGGCGGAAGGCCGCGCAGGAACGAGGTGACGCCGCCGCGTGGCCACTGGGTGCCCTGCAGCCGGCGCAGTTGGTAGCCCACCCAGCGGTAGCGGCCGTCCAGGTAGGTGGTGGCGTTGACGATAGCCACCTGGAGCTCCGGGTCGGTGCGCGCCGTCAGGTCGACGCCGCGGTCTGCCCAGTAGGCCCGGACGGTGGCGACGTCCGTGTAGGCGTTCGCACCGTCCACGGTCCCGTCGTTGTCCTGTTGAGTGAAGGCCATGTCTCTGCCCTCACTCGATCTTCAGGTCCGAGGCGCTCTCTGCAAGCACCTGGCCCTGGTCGCGCCAGTCGGCACTGGTCACGGTGGCGATGACGCCGTTGGTCGCCTTGCGGATGGTGGCCTGACCGCCCGGAGGCACGCGGACGGTCTGCTGACCGGCGGGCGCCTTCGGGGGCTGGGCGGGAGCCTGGCCCGCCGACGTGCGCGGCTTGGTCATGTCGCTGCTGGAGTAGCGGGCCATGGTTGTTCCCTCCTTACTGCTTGGCTGCGCGCGCCTTGGCGCGGGTGTAGCCCTCGGCCACGGCGTTGACCTCGTCGCGGGCGACCTTCTTGCCGGTCAGCTCGCCGAGGTGCTCGAGGTTCGGCAGGTTGTTCGACGTCCAGTGGGCGTCGACCTCCGGGTCGAGCAGGCCGATCGCTTCGGCAAGGCTCGGCTTCGCGTCCAGAGCGCCCGACGGCGCATCCTGGGCCGGCTTGGCTGCCTCGGTGGACGTGGCGCTGCCTTGCGCGTCAGCCTGACCGCCCGAGGCCCCGGAATCCACCTGGGCCGTGCTGCCCGGCTGCTTGTCGCCCTCGGGCTTCTGCTCGCCGCGCAGGGCGTGCAGCTCGGCCTTCTCGGCGGTCATCGCACCGTAGAACTCGAACACGCGCTCGAGGGTGGCTGCCTGCTCGGCGCTGCCCTGGAACGTCATCTCGCCGTCCACGAACTCGTGCCCGTTGACATGCATGGTCTGGCCGGCGTGGGGGCCGACCAGTACGAACTTCTGATTGACTGATGCCATTGATTCTCTCCTTCGCTAGATGCCACAAGGCCCTCCACAAGCACGGGGCTCGTGGAGGGCCACCCGACTGGCGGCCTTAGTTGGTGACGCCGCTCAGGATTGCCAGGCCCTTCTCACTGAACAGGGCGACGCCGCAGTACCACACCACGCGGGTGATGGACTCGTCCGCGTCTTCCTTCTCGCCGACTTCCTTGATGTTGATGCCCGCGGCGCGTTCGGCGGTCAGGCCGGCGATGCCGTGCGAGCGGCTGCCATCGTCGAAGGTGCCGGCAATGACGGAGGTGGCGTTGGTCGCCGTGCCGCGCGTCTGGTTGATGGGGATCCAGTCGTTGCGGAAGATCGGGATGCCGCGGTAGGCGGGCACCTGACGACCGGAGGCCATGGTGTAGATGTCACCCGGCGAGGTACCGCCCAGGCCGCGGAGCAGCGCGAGGTAGGCACGACGGGTGCGGCCGTTCATCATCAGGTAGTCCACCTGGCCGTCCTTGTCGGTCACCAGGTCAATCAGGGCGTCGAGGTCGTCGAACGACAGCGCGGCGCCGTTCGCGGCCCCGTTGCCAGCAAAGAACTTCTGGCCAGCAGCTGCGAGGCCAAGCAGACCGGTCATGTTCGCGCCGGTGCCGTCGCCATTGATGAGCTGGTCCTGGTACTTGCGGCCGCAGCTCTTCGCCTTGGACGCGATCTGGACAGCCTTCTGGTCGTTGCCGTCGCCGGAGCGGGTGGCTTGGATCAGACCGTTAACCTCGGCGTCGCCGATGATCGTGGTGAGGGTGGAGGTGACTTGCGTGAAGGTCGCGGCCGCCTTGGCGGTGATGGTCGTGCCGACGCCAGCCATCTGGACGTCGCCCAGCACGTTCTCGCGGTTGTAGGCGAGGGCGTTGCCGTCGATGCCGTCGAAGGGCAGCAGCTCGAACATCTCGTTGACGGTGATGACGTTCTCGATGACGCCAGCGACGAGTTCGTCCTGGGCCAGCTTCGCCGATTCGGCGAGGGTTACGGATGCCATGGTGTTTCTCCTAGACAGAGGTTGATGGTGTGCTTGGTTTGGTGCCGGATCGCCCGACGATTCGACCCCGGGCCAGGCGTCACGCCTCTGCTGGGTCAGCGAGCGCGGCTCGCGGATGTGCTCCGCGCTCGCACGCTATGGTCGGGAATATGCCAAGACGGCGCGGGACCGTAACCCCATGAACCAGCGCCAACGCGCTTGATCTGGACCGTCTGAACCCCGCGAAGTGCCAGGTCCGTACAGTGAAAGCCTTGCGCACCAAGGACTTAGGGCCTTTTTAAGCCGTACGAGCCTTGGAGCTCGGTTTGCACCATGAAAACGATCGGCCACCGACTTCGGGGAAGGTCGGCCACGGTGCTGCCGAGATCCAGAAGCCCTAGATGGCCTAGAAGTCCTTGTCCGGCTTAGAGAATCAACCACTTAGAGCCTTATATAGGGTTTAGATTGCCTTAGATTAAAGGATAGATAAAATAAATAGAAAATAATTGCTTGAGGGGGCTCCCAAGCTGGGAGAAGCCTGCCATAATCATCCCATCAACACGACGAACTGCTGGAGACCTCCATGACCATCGTACTTCTTGCCTGCGTACTGACCGGCTGGTACATCGGCCGCCCGACAGCTCGCTTCATCGTCCAACTGTTCTAAGGATACCAACATAAATCGCCCTTTCGCCAACACTGCTGCATCCGACTACGACGCCACCGCCGCTGCGGTTGAACTGCAGCTTGCCAAGCTCAAGCTCAAGCTTGAAGCCCACAAGGCCAAAGCTAAAGCTGATCCCAAGAATTGGGGCTACTCGGGCGACCTCCGTAAGATCGAGTCTGACCTTGCTGACATCCTCGCCTTCATCAACTGAACAAGGAGCACCGCCATGACCGCCAAGAAGACCGCCTTCGCCAATTCCATCGTCACGCAGCTTGAAGATGGTTCCATCGTAGCAATGACCGACTACGGTGTCATGCTTCGGTTGTCCGAGACCGAGACCTACTCCAACCTCCACGAGATGGTGGACGGCGCCCTCGTGCCTCAGTACACCGAGCTGCTCGACGCCGCCCTCGACTTCGCCAAGGCCGTCAAGCCCGCCGCCGCGTTCAACTCGACGCTCGTGGCGCACGCCTTCCTCGAGCAGCTGCGCGAGGACATCGGTGAGGACGACTTCCGCGAGGTGGTCCGCAAGCAGAAGGAGGCGCCCATTGCGGGAGTCTGCTACTCACACGACTACTGCGACGCCAACATGACGATGGATGCCGCCATGGCCTCCGTCGGCATCGTGGCGCTGCCCGATGACGAGGAGGGCATGCCCGACCGCGTGGTCGACCTTTGGAACGCTGCGTGGGACCACGCCAAGACCCGTATGGAAGCCATGCCCCTCTAAACGACGGCATCGTGCGCCCTTAAAGGGGCGTACGATCAACCCATCCAACCTAAGACCAAAAGGAGAAGCCCATGAACCTATTCGTGCTGGACCGCGACCCGCGGCTGGCCGCCCGAGCCCACTGTGACAAGCACGTTGTCAAGATGGTGCTCGAGACGGCGCAGCTGCTTAGCACCGCCCACGCCCACTTTGGCGAGGCGACGTACTCCGACCTCCGCAACTGCTTCGAGGTTCGGGGGCAGCGCGTCTACCACCCGACGCATCAGAACCACCCGTGCGCCGTGTGGGTGCGCGAGACCGCCGCCAACTATCGCTGGGCGTGCTCGCTGCTCGAGGCCCTGCTCCACGAGTATCAGCGCCGCTTCGGCGACCGCGCCAAGAAGCGCCACAAGACGTGGGACGTACTGCCCGCGCTGCGCAACCCGCCCCGCGCGCTCGTCAAGGCCTCCGCCGACCGGCCCGACGCCATGACGCCGTTCGCCCTTGCGATGCCCGAGGCGTACCGCTCGGCCGACCCGGTGGCATCGTACCGTGCCTACTACCACGCCGAGAAGTCCGCGATCGCCGAGTACCGCATGGGCGACGGTCCGTCGTGGATGGCTGAGACCTCGGGGGTGACGCTATGATGGACCTCGACTTCCCCGACGACGACTACCTCGACGCCTTCGCCGAGGCGGGCCTCTCGCCAACCGGGCGCTTCCGCCACCCTCCGCACGAGGTCGCGCTGCGGCGCGGCTGGAGCGAGCTCGTCGGCAACTCGGCCAACAACCTCGTGCCGCGCGGAGGGGCGCCGTGGACCGCCGCCGAGGAGCGCGACCTGCTGGCCGCGGCCGCCCGCTGCACGGACCTGTCGTTCCTCGCATCCGCCCACGGGCGGACCGAGACTGCAATCGCCTGCCGCCTCGAGCAGCTGGGCTACGACCGCGGCGTCCTCGCCGCCATGGACTTTGCCGACGTCGAGCTGCGCGTTCTCGCGCAGGTCGTCGGCCCCACAACCAAGCAACAAGGAGCAAAGAAGATGAAGATGACCGCCAACCGCCTTATGACCCTGCTTGCCGTGTACCGCGGCACCTACGAGAACGAGCTCAAGGTGGGCACGTCCGGGCCTGACCTCGCGAGCCTCGTGGCCGAGGGCCTTGTAACCGTCAACGGGGACGGGCGCCGGCCGTCCGTGACCGAGGACGGCTCTGCCCTCGTGGACTCGCTGCTGGGCCGCTCCTCGAGCTCGGGCGGCGCAGCCAGCACGAGCTGGAATGCCTCGCGCAACACCAGCGCGCTCGATGACCAGCGCTTCTTCCTCGTGTCTTCTGGCGACGCCATGAAGGGCGGGCCGCACGGTCGCCCGCAGCTGAAGAAGCCGCCCACCACGGTCCAGTCGTCCTACCGCGACGCCGAGCGCGAGGCCTCCCGCCTCGCCGACCTGAGCCGTGGCGAGAAGTTCTTCGTCCTGCAGGCGGTGTCAGTGCACGAGGTGCAGCCGGCGCCGGCTACGTCGCGCCGCCTGTGATTGGGCAAAGAAAAAAGGGGAGCCGTAGCTCCCCTTTTTCGTTGTTGCCGTGCCTCAGCGGCGCTTGGCGAGGCCTGCCGCGATCTTCTCAGTCGGGGACAGGTTCTGGCGCTGCGGGTTCGGCTTGCCCTGCGTGGTGCCGGGCTTGACGCCCGAGCCGCTCGGGGCCTCGCTCTCGAAGGCGCGGCCGAAGGTCGGGCTGGCCTTCATCTCCTTGACCAGGTCCTCGACAGTCATGAAGCCGCCGGAGGCGTTGCCACGCGGGTCGCCGCTCTCGTCGACCACGCGGACGACGTACTCCTCGCCCTCCTTGATGACCTTGGTCTTGGCCTGGATATGCGGCAGCAGGAGCTCCGGCACGCCCTTGTGGCCAGCAATCGCCTGCACGGCGGCCGTGGTCACCAGGTACTTCTGGAGGGTCTTGCTCATGTTCTGGAGCTCGCCGTCCTTGCCCTGCAGCTGGGTCTGGAAGCCGCGCTCCAGGTCCTTCTTCATCTTGTCCCAGTTGACCTTGCCGTCCTTCGACTCGCCGATGACGCGCTCAACGGCCTGGCGGAGGGTCTCCGGCGAGGCGGCGTCGTCGCCCTCAAGGCCGAGCAGCTGGCCGACAGCGGCAAAGCCCGACAGGTCGGGGCGGTTGCGCTTGGCCTCGTCGGCGTCGCGGCGCGCTGCCTTGAGGGACTTGTTCAGGCCGTCGATGGCACCGGCGGTGCCCTTGAAGCTGTCGTTCAATACAAAGCCACCGTCGCCCTCGGCGTACAGGCCGCGGAACTGCTCGGGGACCTTGTCGATGCTGTCGACGGTGGGGTTCTTCAGGAACTCGAATTCCATAGTGCTCTCCTTCTGCGCATCACGCGCGTTGTTTGGGCGTCGCGCCCGGGGTGGTCTCAGGCTGGCACATTAAGCCGGCGCCGGCGTAACGTGAGCCATCGTTTTGATGCGGGCCGGACTCGGCCACGCGTCAGTCGTCTGTTCCGCGCAGCCTGTCGAGCAGCTCGCGGGCGTCCTGGTCGAGCCGCGTCCGCAGCTGGTCCAGGTTGTATTGCTTGCCACTGGCGTCCACGAACTTGTCGAGCGGCACGCCGCCCTCACGGAACAGCCGAGCACGGGTAGGCCCAAGCACCTCGTCCTGGAACTTTGCCGGCTGGCGCTTGATCCAGTCCTGATATGTCACGTTGCTGGGTGTGGAGCCGATGTTCTCATCCGCCCACGCGTCGCGCTTGGCCTTCACCTTGGCGCGGCGCTCAGTGGCGGACATGCGGGACCACTCCTTCGGCCCGACGTCGTCGCGTACCTCCTGGGCAAAGTCGAGCTCGCGCTTGCGGCGGGTCCTGCCGTCGCGCACGGTCGGGCGGTCGCCGACAATCTCGGCGCCTGCCAGCACGGGCACGACGGTCGAGCGGCAGTTCGGGTGCGCCGGCGGGCGCGGGCCCTTGTCGATTGGGTAGACTTCGCCATCACGAGACCGGCACACCGCCGAGGTGCGCCCGTCGAGAGTCGCCACCCAGCGCACGCCGGAGATGATGTCTGCATTGGCATCCCATGTCGCCTGGCGCGCGCCGGTGGACACGTGGTTCGCCGCCGTGCGCACAACCGTCTCGGCGTCGCGGCGCGTGATGGCCAGCACCCCGTCGGAGTAGCCGGCTGCCCGCGTACCGCGGATGCGGCGCACGATCTGGTCGGTCGTCTCGCCCTGCAGGATGCCGAGGCGGAGCTGCTGCTCGATGCGCTGGGCATCCGCTGCAGCAAGCCGGTCCCACCAGCCCTGCAGCGGGATGCCGTTGATTGGCGACCCGACGATGGCCCGCAGCGTGGCTGGCGCGACCGTGTTGAGGGTCAGCTCCACCGGGATCGCTGCGCCCATGGCGCCGACCTCCCAGGTCGCCTCTACCTGCGACAGGCCGTCGAGGTCGGGGCGCACGTCGGCGTCGACGGCCTGGATGGCCGCGGCGCGCAGCCTCCGGACCTCGATCAGCATCGCGTTCAGGCGCGCCTCGGCGAACTCGGTGAGCTCGGTCTGGAGCATCGCGACGAGCTCGCGGTCGGAGGCCTCCAGGAGCCTGGCCGCGTCAGCCGCCATGCGGTCGGAGAACCGCAGGACGACGATCTGGTGCCGGACTGTAGCATCCAACAATTCTTCGTTAGCGGTGGCCATCTGCTGCCTCCACTATGGCACGAGCCAAGGCGAGCACTGTCTCATCAGCCCAGTCATTCTTGGCAGTGTTATAGGCCCAACAGACAACGCGCACGTTGTCCATTGTATATCCGCCAGAGGAGTCTACACGATCAACTGAAGGAGCCCATGGATTGGTGCGACCTTCGCCCTCCCAGTCATAGCGCAGAGCCAACCCTGAAGCTGAGCAAGTCATTGGCTCAAGCAAAAGGCCAAGGAACTCCTCAGTCAAGTCAAATGCTCGACCTTGCTTTTCAGCACGATTGCGTAGAGCCTTCAACCAATACCGCGCGGCTTGCCCTTGGCGGTATCGGGTAGTAGTCTCTGCCACCCGCTCCCGATTCTCTGCACGATTACGCTCATGCCAACGCTTGCTAGCCTCACGAGCCTTGTCTCGATTGGCTTCACGCCATAGCCGATTCTTCTCGCGGGCTTTAGCCAGTTTCTCTTCTGGAGTCTGAGCCATCACTCACCCCCGGGGTTGAGCACCGGGTCGTTCGGCGCGGGCGGCTGCGGGGTGTTCGGGTCCGCCGGAGGGTCCTGCGGGTCGGCCGGCGGGGTCTGGGTGCCGTTGCCCTTGCCGAACATGTCGCCCATGGAGTCGGTTGCCTCCTCCTTCAGCTGCTCCGCGTCGTCGTCCTCGTCGAAGTCGTCCGAGAGGACCTGGCGCGCCTTCATCTCCTTCAGGAAGGCCTTGCGGGAGATGTCGCGCTGAGCCCGCATCTTCAGTAGCGCGTCCAGCTCGGCGGCGTCCGCCTCGGACAGGTCGACGTCGGCGTTGACCTTGACGGAGCCACCGTTGTCAAGGCCCAGCCAGTCTGCCGTGAACTGCATGGCCTGCTCGAGGCAGTCCTGGAAGTCGCGGACGGTGGCGGCTAGGTAGGAGGACGCCTCCGCGGCGTCGAGGGCGCGGCCGGTGGCGGTCTCGTCGCCAGGCTTCTTGCGCATGTACTCTGCGCCGTAGGTGGCCATCTGGTCCTCGAGGGACGAGAGGTCGGTCTGGCCCGCAGCGATGGCCGCGCCGGTGTGCTCGACGTAGTACCACTTGCCCTCAGGGGCCTCGGTGGTCAGGAAGTTGTTGGGGCCGATGTTGACCTTCTGGTCTGCGGGCACGCCGGACGCCGCGAGGATCGGGAAGCGCGACACGGTCAGCACGTTCCGCTGGTCGCTGGACGACTGCCAGTGGGCGACGTTCAGGTGCGCCAGGTCGGTGAGGGGCGGCTTGCACTCCATCAGGCCCGTACGCTTGCCAGCGTAGAAGGTCACCAGCGGGATGTAGTCGAGGCTGGTCGTGCCCTCGGACTCGACGTGCCACTCCTCGCCCTTCTCGTCGGGCGCCCACACCTGCCAGGTGCCGGGCTCCAGGACGCGGACGCGGACTACCTCGACCTCCTCCCAGCCTACGCGCTCGACGCTCTTCTCGAGGATGCGGATGTGCGTGAGCACCTCCTGGCCGAGGACGACGGCGGAGTACGCGGCGATGAGGCACTCGGGCTTGACGTGCACCCAGTACGGGCGAAGGCCCTCGGCGCGGTCGTCGGCGAGGGTGCGCGGGCGCTGCTCGCCCTCGGCGTCGGTCTTAGCCTCGGGGGTGGGGTGCTCGACGAGCACGTGGGAGAAGCCCTTGGCCCAGGCCTCGCGGAACCAGGAGCGGGAGAAGGCCTGCAGGTTGTTCCCCTGCATGTCGACGTCCTCGGCCAGGTCCTCGATCTGCGTGGGCACGTCCTCGTCGAGGACGATGGCCTCACGGAAGGGCTTGCCCGCCAGGGTGTCCAGCGTCTGCTCGGTCATGTTGAGCAGGGTGGCCCGCGACAGGCGTGCGTCGTAGTTCTTGTTGGACTCGTTGTCGTACTGGGGCAGGAACTCCTTGCCCGCGGCGCGCATCGCCTCGGTGCCGCCCAGCAGGACGTCGATCATGCGCCAGCGTGGCGCCATGCGGAGGTAGGCCGACGATGGGGTCGCCACCGTCGGCTTCTTGTTGGGGTTGTCTGCCATGGCGGGCTCCTGTCTCGGTGGCGTACGTAGATGACCGCGATGGTACCTCGTAAGCCGCCGAACAGGAGCCAGCGATCTAGGCGTCGTCCGGGTGCCGCTCGCCCAGGAAGATGGGGAAGCGCGGCGCCTCCTTGGAGCCGATCGGGAAGAACTTGAACTTCACGAGGCGGCCGGCCCAGTGCTCGCGGCCCGCCCAGACGATGGCCCTCGTCGCGGCGTCGAAGCCGGACCCGATGTTGAAGCGCACGCCGTCCCACCGACCGCCGCGGCCGACTACGCGCAGGGCGCCGAGCGTGTCCATACCCGCCATGCCGTCCTTCGAGTGGCCGCGTTCGGTCAAGCCCAGCGCGCTGGTGGATGCCTCGTTGGAGTTGTGCAGCAGCTCCTCAAAGCCCTCGACGACCGCCTCGCCGTCCTCGAACTGCTTGAGCTTCATGAGGTCCTGCTTGGACAGCGTGCCGCGGCCGAACTTGTAGGGCGACTTCGCGTCCCGCAGCATCACGCCCTCGTAGCCGAGGTCCAGCTGCGTGGCCTCGTAGGCGTTCGCCTCCTCCGCCGTCGTGACGACTGTCTGCTCGACCATGACGGCGCGGCCCGAGCCGGTGGCCAGGTCGCGGGCCATGCCCAGCCGCTCGTGGTACGGCCTGCCGGGCTCGCGGCAGCAGTCGAAGACGTGGAAGAAGACGTCGGGCTCGCCCTCGCGGCTCATGACGCCGGAGGTCGTGCCCAGGAAGGCGCGCGGGTCGGTCGGGTCGCCCACCAGGAGCTCGCCGTCCAGGCCCTCGAGCCAGTCCTTGCCGAAGATGGCCTGCACCCGGCGGTTCGGGATGGGCTTGAGGTTGCGGGACACGACGACCCCGTCGCGCACGATGGCACGGATGCCGTCGAGCTTGGGGCTCGCCAGTAGGGGCCAGCGCAGGGCGGCGACGTCGGCCACGGTTGCGGCTAACATGGGGCGGAAGGCCTTCTCAGTCATGGCTGGGCACCCCGTGCGTGTGGATCGGGTTCAGGTCGTCGGCCCACGAGGGCCAGTCGCGCAGCGGGCGGCGCACCAGGCGGGCCCCGTCACCCTCGAGGTGGAGGTACTCGGTCACGAAGACGCTCGGCTCGGCTGGCGTACCGCCCAGCAGCTCCTGCAGGACGTCCAGCGCAACGCTGACCTCGCTGGAGGAGGCCTCGCCCATGTGCTCCATGCCCTGCAGGCGCTCCACGGCGCGCATCAGCGCCCTGGCCTGCAGGTCGCGGCGGGCGACGTGCTCGCGCAGGACGTCCAGGATGGCGTCGTCGAAGGGTGACGGGTCCAGGTCGCGCCCGTTCTCGGCCTCCATGCGGAGCCGCTCGATAGTGGCGGCCTCGTCCTCGCTGGCGTGCAGCTCGACGAGCGCGTACTCGAGGCCGCGGCGGTAGGCGTCGCGGGCGGGCGCGCGGCCGCTGCGGCGCAGGCGCACCATGTGGGCCAGGATGACGGCGAGCAGGGCAGCGGACAGCAGGGCCCAGGGGTCTAGTTCGGTCATGTCAATCTCCTCAGTTGGCGGCGTCGACGGACGACAGGAAGCGGCGGAGCGCGCCGAGCGACCGGCCCCCGCGCCCGGAGTCCACCACGGGGTCCTCCAGGTAGCCGGCGGGTGTCTCGACGCGCAGCCAGGCGCGATCGGCCTGGGCGAGCTCGCGGACGAGCCCGAGCGGCACGGCGAACGCCTTGCGCGACTCACGGGTGGCGGCGCCGTAGGGCGCGAAGGTGGTGGGCACGCCGACCTGGGTCAGCCGGTGGACGCGGCCGCCCACGCTAAGGCTGGCGCCAGTGATCGCGCGGACGTCGTTGAAGACGTAGACGACGAGCAGGGCGTGGTCGGGCGTCGCCGAGCTCCACTGAGCGCCCAGCCCGGTGCACACTACGCCGGAGCAGGCGTTGCCGTGGCCGGGCACGGTCACTACGCGGGAGCCGTCCAACCCGCTCACGCGGGAGGTTGGCGTGGAGCCGCCCGTGGCGCAGCCCTGCAGCAGGGCCACGACGGTGGCGGCGATCAGTAAGGTCCTCATGTTGGACTCCTTCTAGGTTAGTTGTTGAGGGGACGACGACACATCCGGGGATAAAAGAAAGGGCGACGGTCACAGTGTACCGCCGCCCCTTCTATAAGGGAGCCATCATTCCCAGCTGGGTGTCACTCGCAGCTGCGGCGGCCCGTCTCCGGGTCGATCGTGCAGGACGCGGCCTCCTCCTGGGCCTTGCCGGTGTCGTCGTCCTTGGCCACGATGACCCCGCCACGCATGCCGTCCGCCCGGTAGGTCGTGATGCCCTTGCAGCCGAGCTCCCACGCGCTGTCGTAGACCCGCTTGAACTCGTCCCAGCTGACGCGGGAGTCCACGTTGCAGGTCTTGGAGACGGCGGAGTCCACCAGCTCGGCAGCGACCGCCAGCACGGCAACGTGCTCAGCCACCGTCACCTCCGACGAGCGGCGCCCGCGGACGCCGAACACCCGCACGCCGTAGTCCTCGATGAGCTCCTTGCGGGGCCCCTCGAACTCGATGACCGTGCGCTCCATGCCATAGGAGAACACGGGCTCCAGGCCGGAGCTCACGTTGTCGGCGCAGAGGCTGATGGTGCCGGTCGGGGCGATGCTGGTGAGGTGGGAGTTGCGGATGCCGTGCTCCTCGATCATCGTGCGGACGTCGTCGGGCAGGGTCTTGACAAACTTGGAGTCCAGGTACTCCGGCGAGTAGAGCGGGAAGGCGCCCTTCTCGTGTGCCAGCAGGGCCGAGGCGCGGTAGGACTCGTCGCGGACGAGGGTCAGCACGCGGCGGGTGAAGTCCAGGAAGCCCTTCGAGCCGTACGGCAGGCCGAGCGCCTCGCCCGCGTTGGCCAGGCCGGTCACGCCGAGCCCCATGCGACGCTTCGACTTGGCCTCATGCTCCTGCTGCGGCAGCGGGTAGCGGGCGCGGTCGACCACGTTGTCCATGGCGCGCACGACGGGCGCGATGTCGCGGGCCAGGCCGTCCCAGTCGAAGCGCCAGCCGTGCATGTCCTTGCTGACGTAGCGGACCAGGTTGAAGGAGCCGAGCAGGCAGGCGCCGAACGGGGGCAGCGGCTGCTCGCCGCACGGGTTGGTCGCCGCGATGGTCTCGCAGTAGTGGAGGTTGTTCATCTCGTTGATGCGGTCGATGAACAGGACGCCCGGCTCGGCCCAGTCCCAGGTGGAGCGCATGACCGCGTCCCACAGCTCGTTGGGGTCGACCTCGCGGTACACGCGGCCGCCGAACTTCAGCTGGAAGGGCTTGCCGTCCCGCTTGGCGCGCATGAACTCGTCCGTGACGGCGATGGAGATGTTGAAGCCGCGCAGGAAGGTCTCGTTCTGCTTGGCGCGGACGAAGTCGAAGATGTCGGGGTGGTCGATGCGCAGGACGCCCATCTGTGCGCCGCGCCGGTGGCCGGACGAGGAGGTGCAGCGGCAGACCGCGTCGAAAATCTCCATGAAGGAGATGGGGCCGGAGCTGCGGGACTGGAGCTTGACGATCAGGTCGCCCTTGGGGCGCAGCGTTGAGAAGTCGTAGCCGATGCCGCCGCCCATGCGCATGGTCGCGGCCGCCTGGGTCGCGCGCTCCATGATGGAGCCCTCGCCGTCCGTGTAGCTGTCGGCGATGGTGCCGGAGACGTAGCAGTTGTAGGGGGTGGTGTTCTTGCCCGAGCCGATGGCGGCCTGGATGCGGCCGGCCGGCATGAAGCGCATGTCGAGGAGGATGTCGCGGAACTCGTGGAAGTGGGCGTCGTCGTCCTTCAGCCCGGCCGCCACGCGGTTCATGGCCTCGCGGAACGACTCGCCCTCCCCGCGGTACTTCTGCTGGTGCAGCTCGTCGGAGAACGGCTGCGTTGGCCCTACGTGTCGGGCGTCCTGTGTGTCGTGCATGGATTCTTGCTCCGTGTCTGGGTTGATCGAGCGAACGATCTTGACGCGGTCCGGGAGCGTTGCAAGCCGACGTAAAAGGAAAGCCCCGGCGGTCGCTAGTACCGCCGGGGCCTACCGTGCCCGACCAACCTTTCAACAGGAGCGCCGCACTGTGGGGGTGCGACGGTTGAACTTTACTGCGTGGACCTCGACCGGGGCGCCACCGTTTCCACCACGAAGCCCGGCTCCACCATAGCGCGCAGCGTGGGCACGAAGCGGCGGACCCGCTCGACGCCCTGCGGCGACTGCATGTCGAGCTCCGCGGCCCAGTCCTTGCCGAGGCCGTGGTCCGCGAGGCAGTGGCCGACCACCATGCAGGCCGCGCCGAGGTGCTCGAAGACCGTGCCCACTGGCAGGTTGGCGCGCAGCCACGCGACGTCCGCCCTCGACTTGGCCCGGCGCTCGTGCAGGGCCTGCACCTGCTGCTCGGTCGGCTCCTCGCGCCTGAAGCGCTTGGTGTGGGCGAGAATCTCCTCGCGCTCCATGGCCAGCTGCTCGTCGGTGGCGGGCTCCACGGCCCACGGCACCAGGGCCTTCACGTCCAGCACTCTCATCTCGTTCTCCTAGCTTGGTTGCGATGAGTGAATGATAGCGGGAGGCCGTGCATGATGGGACCAGCATTCGTGGCCCGGAGACAACAAAGCCCGCACGGGGCGGGCTTCGAGGGACAGGACGATGTCAGCGGGCCGCCAGGCGCCACACATGCTCGCGGCCGATGCCCACTCCGTGGGCGTCGCGCCGGTCTGCATTGGTTGCGAGGGCGGGACTCGAACCCGCGACCTCCGGAGTATGAACCCGGCGAGCTTCCAGCTGCTCTACCTCGCGTCAATTGGTGCAGGGCCCTCAGGTGAGCCCGTCGGGCCCTGCGTGGTGGGACGTAGACCTTGCTGCAAAGGTATAGGGCCTTGGCCCCAGCCAGTTCGCCTAGCGCTGTCTCACCGGTCAGCGTGTCGGAAGGTGTTGTGATGATACGCGGGAAGCTCGGCCACGCGCACCATCGTTTAGAAGGAGCCCTGCCTGACCTCCTTGCGCTTGAAGCGGACCCGGTAGCGCACCTCGTCGGCGATGTGGTCCTCGACGTCGCTGTCCACGTCGTCGGGGTCGGCCTCATCGCGCGGTATGGGCACCACAGTCCTGATGAAGGCAGGGCAGCGCTCTGCCACCACGAACAGGCCGGGCTTCTCGCGTGGCCCACCAATGGGCTTATCCTCCTCATCCAGGTTGAGGGCGCCCTTGAGCCGCTTGCGCGTCTGCTCCCAGCCCTGCTTCCGCGAGCCTGGGCCCTTGTCAGCACGCTCCCAGCGCACACCCTTGGCCAGCATGTCCTTGGCAATGCAGTTGCCGTTCTCCTCGTCGAAGATGGAGGAGTCCGCGGGGCCCGGCTTCACGCGGCCCGCCAGGCCGAGGCCTATCTCGCGGAACTTGATCCCCTCGGCTATGTCGGAGGCCAGCATCCTCAGGCCCTCATTCTCGGCGCCCTTCTTGCAGCCGTACCACTCGCCGATGCGGAACAGGTCGCCCTTGACCGTGCTGATCTTGCGGCCGCTCGGCAGGGTGAGCTCCGTGCCGTCAGACTCGGCCCACCAGCCCACTGAGAAGGGCTTCGAGGAGCCCCAGTCGAAGGACCTGTCCACCGTCCAGGAGCGTGGCACCTGGAAGACCGGCACGCAGTGGACCTGCGTCTGCCAGAGGTCGTCGAACATGCCGCCCGACGTGATGTCCCAGCTGCCATCGAGCCAGGCCGCTACCTGCGCCGGGTTCGAGGCGGACGCGCGGATGCGCTGGATGTAGTCAGGGTCGGCATCCAGCAGGATGCGGTTCTCGCTGATGTGCCCGTGGATCGCCACGCGGTCGGGCTCGCCGGCCGTCTTGATGATCTTGCCCCGCATGCCAGGCAGCTGCCACCGGTTCTTGACCCAGTTGTGCCCGCGGCCGTACGGGTTGGTCGTGGCGCGCACCTTGCGAGGCATGCCCGCGACCGTTGAGCGGCAGCAGGAGAACATCTTGAGGTACATCTCGGAGGTAGCCCAGTTGGTGAGCTCCTCCCAGCCGATCCACGGGTACGCGTGGCCGTGGTAGTTGTCATAGTCCGCCGGCTTGGACATGTAGCGCAGCAGTAGCTGCTCGCCGCTGGGGAACGTCCAGACGTAGTCGCTCTCGTTGAACTTGGCGCCTGGGAACCACAGCTTAAACCAGGCCTTGGACTTCGCCACGACGTCGGAGAGCTGCTTGTAGGTGGAGCGGAACAGGATGCCCCGCCATGCTGCGCCGTAGCCCTGCCCCACGTGCTGGCAGAAGTCAGCCAGCAGCGCGTCCGTCTTGCCCGGGCCGCGGGTGCCCTCGTACAGGGTCTCGAACACCGGGCTCGAGAGGAAGAGCACCTGCGAGCCGGCCTGCGCAGCCCACACCTTCACCTCAGGCTGCGCGACCTTCTTCTTTTTCCAGTGCGGTGGGGTGTAGGCCATCAGAGCACCCTCTCTACGCGCAGGATGGCACGGTCGAACCAGGACGTGAAGTCGTGGAGCCAGTCCGTCAGGGAGCGGTCGAACTCACTGTGGATGCGGGCGTGGTCCCGCTCGTCCAGCACGCGGATGAGGTAGTACTCCAGCTGCTCGGCGCGCCAGCCCAGGGTCACCTCGAGGTAGCGGTCGCCGTCCACCACGACGTAGTGGAGGATCGGCTCGCCGCCGTCCAGGTAGACGGTCTCGGCTATCCTGAGCCCGCGGTCCGGGTGGGTGCGCAGGTACTCCACGCAGTTCTCGTGGCAGCGGAAGTTGAAGAGGCCCTGCTCGGGCACGGGGCGGATGCCCTGGTGTCGGGCGCGCAGCCTGCGGGCAATGCGCTCCTGGGCTCGCTTGATGGCACGCTGGCGCATGTCGTCTCCTTTGTCTGTCACGCCCACGGGCAGTGCGGAGCCGTATGGCCCGCGCCGCCACAGAGGGTGCAGTGCTTCAACGGCGCTCCATCTTCTGAGCGCACTCGAGGGTGAGGCCATAACCCAGCGCCAGACGGCGCGGGTCAACCTCCTCGCCGCACCCGCAGGCGCAGCAACCGTCGTCCCTGGGCGCCCATCGTGCACGCGCCTGCTGGTTACGTAGGCGCTGGGCTTCGATCGCGTCCTGGACGTGTATGGCAGTCTCTGCGGACGCCCTGTCGATCGGGTCTGGGTGGTGTTCCGCCTCTCGGGCGGCCTGTTCGTTCTGGTCCATGTGGTCTCGTCTTCTGGTTGGTCGGATGTGACGACGCGCCCGGCCGGGCGCGTCTGGGGTACAT